TGTCTAGATCATCATGTAGATCATCGAGACTTCTTACTTCTTCTGACATATTAACTTATTTTATATTATTATTGGGCAAATATAGAAAAGATTTTTAAAATTAATCGGTACTAATTATTAGTACTATCGCTTTCTACACGTAAATATACTTTATTGTCTATAACTGTACCATACCAAATTTGCACTTTTCCAGCACCTACAATAATAGGGGACCCAGAATTTGCATCTAAGAAAATATAAGATGGCGCAAAATTAAAAGTTTTAGGAGTTGATACACTAGTATTATTGATCTCTAAACGTAGTAAAGTTCTGTTGTCAGCATTTATAAGTGGATTTACTGTAAAAGATCCTGGGCTAGAAATTGGAACTTGGATTTTAATAAAAGCATGATCATACGCCATATTAATATCAATTGTTGAGTTAGAGCCCGTAATTGTTATTTCACGCGCATCTGTATCAGGCATATTAAAGACCTTCTGAGATTTAAGATTTACTGGGCTTTGCCCTAAAATATTGTTGTTGTTTTGGTAAGTTTTATTACTAGGCATAATATATAATTTTTAAAATTAATTAATACCAACTAGACGGGTTGGTTCCGGTTCCTGCTGATGATCCTGTCCCTGATGTTGATGATCCTGTTCCTGTCCCTGTGTTTGGGTCTATTGGGAGCGGGTCTTCCTCTTCCTCTATAATTGGGTAAGGCGTTGGCATTGGAGTTGGATCTGGTGTAGGTGCTGGTGCTGGAGTCGGAACCGGGCTTGGTATTGGCGGTAATACTGGCACTGGAACTATCATAGGTATAGGTGCTGGTAAAGGATTAATTTGTCTGTGATAATTTGTTTTATCCTTAATTTTATTTACAGGCTTTCTGCACAAATTTTTATCTGCCATAGATCTTAAGCACATTAAAAGCCCTTCGTCTTCTCTAGGGTTTTTATTGTCACTGTTTTCTAAATAATCTATAATACCAGATATCAAAACGCTTTGTGCATACAATCTATCTAATACAAGAGATTCACCTAAATAAGGCTCTCTAGAACTAATATCAAATTGTATTTCTCCTAATAACAACCTTGCATTTTCAATAGTATTTACAAAGTCATCTGTAAATTTTAACAACATCCGCCTTCTTTTTTAGTATACAAACATAAATCACACAATTTTCTAGAGCTCTCTAAAACACACTGCGCTTCGTGGAATATTTCATCATTAAATAAAACATATGCCCCTAATCGTTTTTGCATAAGTTTCATATAAGTCATCATATGTGACATATTAAATCCAGGCTTATCACAACAATTACATTGACATTTTAATTCTGATAGAATGGCTTTATTTAATTCTGCAGTTACTAAATGTTGTGTTTCTATAAATTGAATTGGGGAACCAGTAGTTGTAATATTTGCATACTTTTTTAATAAGGTAGCCCAATGCTCAAAAGTAACGTTTGATGACCAATCTTCTGGGTTTGGTTTCTTTATAACCGGCGTTGGCGGGTAACTTGTGTCAGTTACTAAAGAACCTGCGTTACCTGTTAAATTCAAGTAAAATTTTTGTTGCCCTTGGTAATAAACAATATCTCCTTTTGAGTATACTGGCGCAGTACCTGTAGTAGGCCAAACTTTAGCTGCAATAACGTAACTTGTGTACCAACCATCTGTATAGATTCTATTGTTTTCTACATTTGCAGGTAAAAAGGAAACTAAATGCGGTGCTCGGTAAAATGCAGTATATGCTGGTGTTCCTGGCGTAAGATTAGCTCCAGAAGTTAAAAATTGTTTAACTACTGTGAAACCTTGGCTATAATCGTATGGCTTATTAGAATAATCCGCAATATTAGTGAACTCTTTAAAATCCCAATTATAACTAAAATCTTTTGGTGTATAAATCCATTCAGTAGAATTAGCGTACCCAGGGATATAATTTGCATCTAATTCTGAGCTAGACTCTACTAATACTGTTTCTAACATTTCCTTAGACTCGCAACTTTTTCCGTTGTAAGTAAGGAATACTTTTTTTGCATAGAGATTTGAACTAGGAAAACTCATTAAATTATAATTTAAATTATAATCTACTAATGTTAAATTTTCTTCGTCTTCAGACCATACTAAACTAACGTTTTCAAAATTAGGATCTATTCTATAAATAGAGTCTTTTAAACTCCCACTAGTTGCCATAGATTCCACTACTCTAACATCCATAATTTAACCTTTATAATTCTTAATAAAATTTTCTACCCCATCAGCCCCACCAAAATATTCTAGCCATCTTTCCTTATATAATTGGTATTCATTAACAATCACACAAGTTTTGCTATCTAGCCATATTTGGTATTTTTTCATATATTATTTTTTACTTCTCTTGCTTGGCCTTTAGATTGTTCAGCATATAGCTGTTCACGCTCTAATTGAACTATTTTACTGTCTTTAGCCGCCTCATCGTTAGCAATTTTTTCTTCAAGCTCTAAACCATTTTCTGCAATTTCAATACGCTTATCTTCACGTTGATATCTGTACTCCAATTCTTTATTTTTGTACTCTCTATCTACTTTTTCTAGAGCTTCTTTTTCTTGAGTTGTTTTTTGTAGTTGCTCTTGTAATTGTTTAGCTTGATCAGATACTTGTTGTAATTGATCTTGTAGCTGTTTAATTGCATTATTTTCTTCTTTCTTCTTAGCTAAGTTGTCATCAACTAATTGTATAGCTTCAGTAGTAGATTCTGTTAATAGTAATTTAACCAATATTTCATCTTCCATACTACCTTTACCTACTAATTGAGGCGCAATTGCATTTATTTTTTCTAAGCGTAAAATATCTTTACTGCTATTAACTATATGTATATTATAGTCTGTGAATCTAAAGTTTTCTGGTTGTATATTAAATAGTATTGATCTATGACCAACTATATAAGAACCGCGTTTACCTTCTTTGTATGTTATTTTTCCTAAGTTAATCAAGTCAACCAACATATTTTTACGAGAAGCAAATACAGATTCAAACATATCTTTAATAATCAAAGACGTTTGCTTAATACCTGTTTTAACATTACTAACCGCGTCTCTTTGTTCAGCTGCTTGATACATATAACGGTTTACACCAGTAACCATATCTGCCTGAGCTTGTAAAGATTCTAAAACTAAGTTTAAAGATTGTATAACATTACCATTCAATGAACCACGGAATTCTCCATAATGCTGGAATAAGTTAGCTCCTTCTTCTGTAGGATCGTATAATTCTAAACCTTGTTTACGGAATGCAATAAATTTAAGCATACGTTCCATAAAGTCTTGTCCTAATACTTTTGGTATTGCTGCAAGATTAATACGGGAACCGTCTACACCAGAGTTAGCAATAAGGTTATCTCTAAAGAAAGTAATGATGTCGTAAGAATCTTGTATATTTTTAAGCGATAAAGCTAAAGAATATGGTTTAGAGTTTCTATCATTATATACAGTACCATTGTAAGATAAAGTAGTTTTGTAAGGAGAACCTATACTTCTTGGTGCATGTTTACTTTTACCTAGGTTTAAATAAATATCCCAACCAATTCTTATTCCTTCGTAACGGTCTAGTCTGTAAGCAGTGTCTTTAGGTGCGCCATTTCCGGCAGCTTTACCTAAATGTACATCTGGAACTAAACTATCTTTCCAGTATGCTTCTTTTGAAATGTGATCTACTACTTCAAATTTTGCTTGCTCTTCTTTATCAATTTTTACTTCATTATTAGCTAACCATTCAACATGGTAAACTGGTAAAGTATCCCAAGTACTATTTGTATGCTGATCATATACTGCATCTTGTAAGTTGTACATGTGGTCTAATTGTCTAGGATCACGTATACGGTTTACAGCAGTACTTCTAGCCATACCATACAGAGCAGTTTTTTGTTCATCTGTCATTACATGCCCCCAACGATTTAAAATCTCGTTACGTTTCATATAAGTTCTGTGAACTACCGCCATAACATGAGGATCATTGCCTTCAGCTAAAAATTGATGAGCTGTATTTTTACTAAAAAATACATTCTCTGGTTTACAAATTTCTAATTTAGGGTCTCCACCTTCGTAGTCTAAATAAGTACGATAGTATGCTTCTCCTGTTACTAGATAATCAATTAAAAATTGTTTTGCTTTCTGGCGTATACTTATAGTAGGGTCTTGCTCAAAAAATTTAATCAAAGATTGTAAAGCAATCTCAAAACTAGAAATAAACTTTTCGTTTAATGAGTCTTTTAAAGTCTTAACAAAATTCTCTTCTAATTTAGGATTTACAGTTTTGTTTCCTTTAATTAAATTGATAGTATCATTAGTAAAAGAATCTAGCTTATGTAACATACGGTCAGTAAACTCTTTTCTTTTTTGGTCTTCTATTTTAGTAACGGTTTCAACATCACTAATAGAAACGTGGTAATTATACTCTTCATCTAAAAACATACCAACCAGAACGTCAATCCTGGTTTTAATTAGAGGTGTCATTTTTACAGACATTGGAGTTTCAATACCGAATGTTTCTTCTAAGTATCTAAATTCATCTTTATTTCTAACGCCGTCATATAAGTTTCTTGCTGTTTTGATATGGTCTTTTTCCCGCACCATAGCAGCAATATAAAAATCAACATTGTGACTTAAATAATTAAATCCTGATTTTTCTTCTTCCGATACAGCTGTATCTTCAACATTATAGTAACGACCTAAACTACTCATTATTTTTCAATAGTATATAAAATATCAAAACTTTGTACAGTCTTTAATTTTAAATTGCTTTCATTAACAATTAAATTTCCGCAATAAGGTTCAAAGGCTACAATTGTTCCTTTTGGATATTGATCTGCATTTTTAGCGCAACTAATGATCTCACCCTTTTGCGTGACTGTTTCTCTTGGGTCATTGTCAGTGGAATCATAGATACCATTTTCAATTAAATTTTCCCCGATAATCTTTACTAAAATTCTTTCTCCTGTTGGTTTTATTGTTTTTTCTGTCATGTCATCAAAATTAGAAGTTACTATTGCTACAATGTCTGATCCTCGTACTACTTTACAGTAAGCGTCATCACTTGCAGTTGCAAATCCTGCGAATTGCGAAAAAATAATATTTGTGTTTTCGTTTAACTCAGGGCATTGTTCTTCGCCTTTTGCTGCAGGTCCAAATTTTAGAGCTTTACCGTAGTAATATTCTATATTTGTTTTAGTAGCTAGTTGTTGTGCTCCTTGGTAAATATTATTTTTAACTTTCTCTAATTCAACAATTTCAGCTAAAACATGATAATTTTTAGGAGAAATATTTTCTTTACTTATTTTCATATTAACTTATTTAGTTTACTAGTAATATTAAAAAAATTGATTACATAATCAAGGGTATATTTAATCATAAATATATTGAGGGTTTTTTGGATCGCTCATATCTATCCACCTTACTCCACCATGCGCATTAAATGATTTGGCAATTGATTGATCTAATTCTTTTTGGGCATTAGATTTATTTGGTATAACTCCATACTTTTTGTGGCCCGTTTCTGGATCAGTATAATAACCAAATAATTGAAATTGCTCAGTTGCAGCTTCTCTAGGTTTTGCTATAGCTCCCATTAAATCTTCATCAGAAAGTTCACATAACCCCATAGCAATAACAAAGTCAAATTTAGTACGATCCTCACGATTGTAATCTTGTAATTGCTCTAATAGGTCTGAGAAATAAATTGTGTCATAGAAATCATCTATATACGCTTTTATTTTCTGATCCTGGTGATCTATGATAGGCCCACCAGCAGTAGTACCTATAAGGTGAGTTTGTTTATTTGGGTCTGCGTTTTGTAAATTAATAGTAGGTCTTTTCTTTAATAGATGGTAAAAACCATGGTCACGGAAATGTCCAACAATACCAATTTTAGTATACTCTATATTTACCTCTGCATTAAAGTAGTAAGCTAGTTTTAAAGCATTATCCCAGTCTGTTCTGACATCGTGAGATCTTTTCTTATAACTTGCAACATACAAATTAGAAGTTGTTCTAAAATAACCTTTATCTAATATACGTTTCTTTATAAGTATAGCTAATTCTGAACCTTTTATACTGTTTGTTGCATGAGAAGAATCTCCTGTACCTTGGTCAATACTATCGGCTCCGGCTACGTACAAATTAGGCAGAGGTTGTTTTTCGTTTTCTAAAGCTCCTTCTGTTAACCAGTGTGGGTGCTCTAATATATGTATATCTCCCAGTGGACTAGGGTCCCAATCTACACCTATAATTTTTCCATTTTCAGCTCTTTTCCATTTAAGAAAACCTTTCTCTGGTTTAGGAATATCTGGATTCATTTGTAAATTAATACGCTGAGTTGCAATTTTATCTTGATCAAAAATATTAGAACCTTTACGGATAAATACTTCTTTGATAGTCATTGGGTACTCTTGCAGTAAACCTAAGTAAACAGTAGGATCGGCTTTAGCAGCTTCTCTCTCTTGCATTACTTCTTGCGTTTCTGTAGGTATATCAGGGCAACCTGTTACTTCCCAAGTACCTGCTCGTTTGATATGCGTAGGGCAAAAGAAACCAGTAGCAACACCAAAATCATATGTAGGTAAAATTTCGTGTGCGTCAGGGTTACAAAATATCCCTTCAGCTTCGTCATTTTCTACAGTACCCCCTGTACCAGAATAATATACTTGGCATTTCTTAAGACTACCCATTACATACCAAGAACCACGGCTTTCTCTTTTACAAGCGCCAAGAGATCCTTTTTGGTGTGATGGAGGAAATGCTGCAAACTCTTCTATTAATTGTTTACTAGGACGTTTACCCCTTGTTTTACCTGAGTTTTTACCGTATATAATTTTTTCAAGTTTAGATAAATGACCACGTTCTTCTTTAGTTCCGTCTGGAAGATCTACAGTTTCACCTGAGTATTTTACTTCAGCAGAATCGTCAATAAGTTTAAGTTTTAACGCTCTGTGTAAACGTTCTATAGCACCCAAGCCTTCTTCTATTTTACGCCAAGCCTCATCTGTAGTTACCTCATTAGTAGAAGACACCAGCGTATGACTGCCTGGGTATAATCTAAATTCACGATCTAAAACGTTGTTGATCATATAAGATTTACCGACACCACGACCTCCCATTATAGATACATCTTTGTTACATAAATGAGCTTTCCAGCTGTAATCAAAAAAGTATCTGTCAATATTACAATATTGAGGGTGAGAAGTAGTAAAATCTTCTGTTGGTTTTCCTTCAGAGTCGTAAATAGGAACTGGGAATACAAAAATATTCAACCAATAAACAAAGAAAGGATTATAATATTCACTATCTACCCAAACTCCGCGATAGCAAAAGTTTAATAATGGTGCATACCATTCTTCCATGTCTAAACTATCAGGATGGTAATTAGGAATTTCTCGCCAAGCTATAAGCTCTTTAGGTATAGGCCTATAAACAAGGTAATCTGAAAGTTTAATTTCTTCATCACCTAAAACTACACCGTGTAATTTTTCAGGCGCATTAGTAACCTCAAATTCTCCATTCCATATACGCCCTTGTTCATCAGTCTTTAAAAAATCTAAAGAAAAAGGTTTATATTTGTTTTCAACACCAATAAGAGTTGGTATCTTAGCAGTGTTAACCTTTTTTAACTTATATTTTGGTTTACTAGAAATACTACTCATCGTCTGGTTTTTGTATTAATCCACCTCGCTCTAAAAGAGAAGATCCTTTACCACCACGCACACGCCCAGAATTTTCCATTTTTTTAGCAGCAGCAGCTACAGATAATTTTAAAGTCATAAGCTTACCTATATTTTCTGCTAACTTAAATAATATGGTTTCATTAGATACAAAACTAACTTCACCACTTTCTTTGACATGACGAATAATTTCAATATCTGTAGTTTCCATTATAGTTCTAGCTTCATCAATTTTTTTATCAATGGCTAGTACAGCTCTTTCAGCAGAGGTTTCGTTAAAAAAGTTATAGGCATCTATAGCAGCATCTACAAGATCTTTTTGTGTATCATCAAATTTCTTTATAGTTCCAGAAAAAGCTCTGGCCATGGCTTGCTCAGGTTTAAGCCTGTAATCTAAATCACGCATGAAATTATCTTCAGTAAGATCACAACAAAAGAAAACGTATAGCAACATTCGATTTGCTAAGTCTTCATTTTTTTCTTTCTTACCGTACGCAAGGATATTAGAAAATTCTTCAAGTAGAACTATGCTAGGATCAATGCATACTTTATTATTGTATACTTGAAATTTTAGCATAATATTAATTTTCTACAGGAATAATCTCTAAATCTTTTGTATTAAAAGTTTTTTCTTGGTATAGACCATCTTTGGTGAACCAACAACAAGTAACTCCTAAAAGCATTGCTTGAGGTCTTTTTTCCCCTTCAGAGTTTACAGGGCGTGCCTTAGGTATACGCAAAACTAACATCTGAGGTTTGTTTGGTATATTTTGTTTGAGAGTAACTAAATCTCCCGCATGGAAATAAACGAAATTTGACATATTATCTTATTTAAATTTTGCGGTAATATAGTTACTTTTTTAGTAAGTTTCAAGGTCTTTATTTTTGTTTTTTATTAATTACAAAAGAATTGTAATTTATATTTTTAGGAATAGTCATCCTTTCAAAAATTTCTTTGTATTTTTCTATAGGGTCTTTTGTATTAAAAGTACTCATTGGCTCTTTATAATTAAATACTTTATGAGAAAATTTATTTTCTATTTCAAAAGGTTTGCCTCCCATTAATTTTAAAAATTCTACATTTTCTAATTTACGTTTTAATAAATTACGTTTTTCAAGCTCGAGTTGACTTTTATTTATAGTGCTTGATTTTGCTGTTGGGTGCAAATCCCAAACATCTGCTGCTTTAAATTCGTAAGTACCATCTAAATTTCTTTTTACATCCATTCTATAACCACCCATTATACCATGATTATCTGCGCTATAAATAGAAAAATCATAATTTGGATCTTTACTTATTTCAACAGCTCTTTTTTGCTCCCACGGATTATAATTTGATACTGGCTCATTTACTAATGGTTGGCCTGTTTTTTCAATAAAATGTCTATTATGACTTGTGTTTAATGCATTGATCCTAGATACTTCTTTTAATTTTTCTTTTAATTCTTCACCGCTTAGATTTTTAGAAGCATCAAAAGCTTCAATTTCTGATATATAATATTGCTTTTCATCTGGGGTCATATTAAAATCTCTAATACTATATTTAGAGCCATCCTTTATAAAAGTGCCGTATTTTTGTTCTAAACCTAAACCAGTTCTAAATGCATCAAGTCGATTCATGCCTATTCTAGGTTGGCCAGGTTTATTAAGTAATCCTGCAATTCTTTCTGGTCTTAATTCAGGGTAAATTAAATTTCTAGTTAAATTAACTGGCGCTTGTATTATTTTTTGCTTAACCCCATAACCTACTGGGTCTATAGCATTATAAAAAAATTGTTGTGGTAATTTTTTGGCTGTATTAATAGCTTTTACTCCATTAAGCCCTGTAAGTGCAGGGCCACCAAGAATTAAACCGGCAGAATTTTCAAGCATTTCTCCATAACCAGCCATGTAATTTCCTTTATTAACTTCTGTGCCAGCATGATAACCCCACGCACCAGGATTAACTAATTTAAACAAATTGTTTGTAGTTATACCCCCTTTAGGTTGATTTGTATATTTTAAATATTTATCATAATTAGGAGAATTAGGATCATTTAAAGCATCAGCCATACCAGGAATATAAGCCTGGTTACCAGTTATAAGGTTTGAGGCCATTAATAAAGGCTCTGTTACAATTGCTTTAGTTCTGTCTACTAATTTATCAGCTAATGATGCATTTTTATATTCATTCCAAAGTTGTTTTTTAAACTTTTCTGCAGCAAGAGCTTCTTGTTTTTTATATTTTACGTCTCCTTTTTTTACTACTTTTTCAGAAGTATTTATTAATTTGTCGCTAGATAGTCTATTAGTTGCCATTTTATTGTTACCAAGTACTTGTTCATATTGGTTTTCAGTTATAGCGCCTGCTTGTAATTGTTGATAAGCTTTATTAATTAATTCTGATTTTTTAGTTTCAAATTGGCGGTCTTTATTTTTATGCATTTCTATACCAGGAGCTACTGCTCTAGTATTATCTGAAACAATAGATTTACCAGGTAATGGTATGTTTAAGGTTTTGCCTTTTTGATATTTTCTTAAAATCATACTATTTGTTTTTAATGTAAAGTAGTCCGCCTAAATAATATTTTCTTCTTAGCTTAAAATTAGGAACTGTTACTTGAAAGCCTGTAGCAGTTTCAATTGCTTTTGCTTTATGTAATTCACTTTGATATCCTTTTCTTTTTAATAGTGCATTAAATTCTTCTGCTACTTTTTTAGCGTCTTCCATTGTATTAAAGAAATGAGTTGGCCCTTCTGTACTCATTCTACCATGAGTTATTGTAGAATTAACAGCGCTGTTATTTACAGGCACAGAGCCCACCACGGTATATTCCCATTTTTTCTTATCTTTCATTAAAGTCAAGATATTAGAATAAGAATCTGGTGAGAAAGAAACAGTTTCATGTATTACTGGGTGTGCTGGTAAATGCTCGTCTAATAATTTCATTGCTCTTCCTGCTTCTATCATTCCTCTTTTAGGGTTTTCAGTATTTACCCATTTATTGTGAAATTTAAAAGTTCCGTCTGCATTTCTTTCTGCCTCGATAAAATTATCTCCTCTTTTAACTATAAAATGTTTTATATTATCTTTGTCTTTACCAGTCTTAACCACTGTAAGATCTCCATATGCTGTCTCATCTCGGAATTTTGCAGCCTTTACTTTTCTAGGTCTGTCTGCATTTCTTGTTAAATCAATACCTGGTCTTCTTGTGAGATCTAAATGTAATACTTCTGGTGGAGCTGGTAACTCATTAACTACTGGTGGTATAAGCACTGGCTCAGGTACGCTAACTTTTTTGTTAACTACAGGCTTCATTATATAATCATAGCCTCCTATATCATTTTTAACTTTACCTATTTTCTTTAAATTTAAACCACTACCAATTAATTCTTTTTCAGATTGTAGATTTTTATTAGTATGTATAAATTTGGCAAATTCTTGTACGTTTGTTTCGTACGTGTTTTTTGGTTTTCCCATTAAATTTAAAGTCTCTTCTGAAACTGGTTCGTAAGATTGTTTTATAAAATTTTTATTTAATGCTTTAGTGTATTTATTAGGTATTACAATTCTGTCTGATGCGCTTGCATGGCCGCGTTGTCCTACCCCTACTGTAAAAGATGTTGGTCTATCTTCAAGCAATAATTTATTATCTTCTAGTGGAAAGACATCTTTGTTTGAGGCTTTAACTCTTCTAGTTAAAAATACATTATTGTCTGTTATTTCTTCTAAAGAATGTTTTTTAAGTATATTGTTAATTAGTTCTCTTTTTGCCAGGTCTAAATTATCTGCTCTACCGGTATAAAGCCTACTGTTTTGTTGGTAATCTATTAAAACCGCTCTTTCAGCATCAGTAATTTCTTTGCTATTTAAAACTTTTTCAAATAATTGTCTAGTGCTTGCTTCAGTCTTTCCTACAGCTGGGCTTTTCCAAGCGTAAGGTATAAAAGAATTACCTGTTGCTATATTATTATAACCACGCATAACAGGATTATTACCTGCTTTTGTTAATAATCTTGCGGTACCTGCTCCTGCATTAGGATTAACTGTTTTAGCCCCAAAAATAGTAAGGGCTGCATCTAAACCTGCCCCCACGTAATCACCATTATTTACTTTTTTACGTATAGCAGTACCTTGATAAAATGGATTTATACCATTAAAAAAATCATTAGGTTCTATAGTACCTTCTTCTTGATGTACAGCTTTTAAATATTTGCCATAATCTGGGTGTGTAGGATCACTAAGAGCGTGTGCCATACCTGGTATATATGCTTGATTACCAGAAATCAAATTAGAAGCCATCAATAAAGGGCTAACAAAAGCAGCCTGTGTTCTATCTACAATTTTGTCTGTTAAAGACGCTTTATTATATTTATCCCAACGTTCTTTTTCAAAAGCAACTTGAGCTGCTTTCTTATCTTTTTCTTCTTTTAGTTTTTTAGCTTTATATGCAGGAGTGTTTCTATAAATAACTTCTCTTTGAGCTTGCACAGCTTGTTTAGGAGCTATTGCAGCTTTATTAGTAGTTTCACTAGAAATACTTTTACTATTTGGAAGCTCTAGTTTTTTAAATTTATCGCCTTGTTGGTATTTTCTTAAAAGCATAATTAAACCTTTTCACTATAAATATCGCGAATTAATTTGATTAATTCAGGGTTCTTATCAATAACATTGTCAAATAAGTCGTAAACTTGTTTACCATATAAAGGATTTTTACCCATGTGGAAGCCTTCTTCTGGCACGTCCATACCATAAGCATGTTTACCCAGTTTTCCTCTACCAGCAATACCCATACCATTATACACTTGCAAACGGTATTCTTTTTCTTTGTACTTTAATTTATCTGCTTCCGCTAGATGTTGTTTAAGAGAATAAGCTAAATTATCGTAAGTGCTTTTGTTTGGGTCATAGTTAGTGACTTGACCAATATTTTCAGGGGCTCTATTACCTAAACCTGTTTCTTGTAAAGCTACAGCTAGTGCTAATTTTGGAGAAACATTATATTTCTTTGCAGCTTTAATAACTCCTACAACGTGCTCTTTTTTATACTTCCCGTCTTTTGTTTCATTTTCTACTAAAGGATTACCAGTAGTTCTTAACACAGTTCTAGTATCAATAAGATTAATAAAGCCGTCATCTTCTTTTTTATACAATATTTTTGATTCAGGTTTACTTTTATTATCCCAGTAACCTATAGTTTCTTTATCATCATCAATAGTTTTAACTCTGACATTTCCTTTTTTATCTTTAACAGTAATAATTTCAGGTCCACCCATAGAGCGAGTTCTAACTGTTAATTCCCCATTTTTAGCTCTGTGAAATTGAGTAGTTGTCATAGGTTCTTCGCTGAACGCTAATCCGCCAGATTGATATTTGCGTAAAATCATTTTATTTTTTCTTTTTATAAATTATACCTTTACCTTTCTTAACAACACTAATAAGTGTTTCTGGCTTACCTAAGTTTAAGTTTTTGTAACTATGCAATACATCTTTTATATATTCATTTTTACCTTGAGCGTCACCAGTTTTTAAACGGTGTAAACCTCCCCAACCATATAATAATTTTTGTTCAATACTTAAAGGAGCATTACCCTCAGTAGTATAGGCCTCTACATTCCAATCTGCTTTTTGGCCTCTTAATTTTCTTTTTGTTACTTCTGTTAATCCACGTGTACGACTATCAATATAAGTTTTCTTATCTACGCCTTTTTCGTAATTGGAATTAACTTGGTTTATTAATTCACCAAGATGATACATAGTTGCAATAGCAGATTTTTCTGGGCTTACACGTAAATCATAATCACTTGCAATAGCAAATTTCTTATATAATACGCTTTGTATTTCTGGAGATAAAGCTTCCCACTTAATTTGGGTTAAACCTTTACTATCACCATGAGCTTCAGCAATTTCATTAAAAAATCCATGTGTGCTTTTACCACCTTTAGTTTCTTTTATAGCAATAGAGGCAGCTAAGTTAGCTAATCTAGTATAGTCATTATTATTTAAATATAAGTCTTTTGCTATTTCTGGAGCGTGATCATGTAGTGATCTAAAGAAAACAGCCATGTCCCCTTTATGAAATTCTTTACCTGTAGCTTCTAAGTTTTTAAAGTACTTAGCAGAATTATAATAAATTTTATCATCTGCTTTTACTGGTTTATTATCATCTAAACTTAAAGCCTTTGAGCTTGAAATTAATTTATTATTATACACATCCTCCATATAGCCTTTATTTAAGCCTACATATTCTTTAGGTGTATATATAGTTTGTATTTTATATTTACCGCTCCAACGATTATTTAAATCATTGATGTCATAAATTTGTTTGTCATAACCATCCATAAATAATAGTTCACCAGTAGGCTTATAACCGTAAACCATAACTGTATGGTTAGACGGAAAAAATCCTTTTTTAGATGAATAACCTTCAGAGTTTCTTTGTAAAGCTGGAATATCAGTACCTAACAATACTACAGACCCAACATTGGCTCTACTCAAAGCATTGTTTAATTCTTCAGGTTTATTTACTTTTGCATTATACAAAATATTTGCAGCTCCTGCGTCTGTAAAAATTCCTGCGCTGTGCCAAGAACTAGTAAGGCCCTCACCAAATATATCTCTAGATACATTTTGAAATTTACCAGCTTTTTCATTTTCAGCAAGAATTTGGTAAATATTTTTTCTACCAGCTAAACCAACTACAGGGGCTAAATTTTTACAAGCATCTCCCGCGCATTCTTTTGCATTTCCTATAAATATATCACCAGAAAATCTATTAGGGTCGTCGTTTATTGCTCTTCTTTCAATATCCGTTAGAACAGGTTTATAAGTCATAGTACCACTATTCATTGGTCTTGGCTTAATAGGCTTATTATAGTCAGTTAAAATCATAAAATTTACATTTGAAACTTACTCCATCTACTATCTACATCTACATCATTACTAGGTGTAATACGTTTTGCAGAGGTTAATCCGTTATTTTCAATTTTTTCATTTTCAATTTGAGCCGTTTTCAGCTCTTTCTTTTCATCAGAAAATACTTCAAAAGTATCTTCCATGTCGTGTAAATCGTCTAAATCCATATTATCAATGTTTCCATTTACTTGCGTTGCGCGCAAAATTAGCTTTTTTAACCATAGCAGGACTATAATTTTCTTTATTAGCTAAAACTTGTTTAGCAAATCCTTGCACACTTTTATTGTGTTTAGTAGCTGCTGCTGTAAAGGTACCTCTTTTATTTTTATCTATATGGATAGATCCGCCTTTCCCGTAAAACTTTGTATTGTCTGTACCACATTCATGGCAAATATACATATCATCTCCACCATCTTTTCTATCCCAATCATGATTACATTTTGGGTTATGGCATTCTATTCTAGATTTAAGTGTCCCGCCTTTTTTATATAATAACATACCTCCCCTTCTATTACTTTCTAGAGTTTTTGGTAAATATAAAGGCCCTGGTTTAAATTTTTCATTAAACGCTTTGACTGCTTTTTGACCTGCAATTTTTTTGACCTCTTCAGGAAGCATTTTTTTAAAAGACTCATTAACATTTTTAGTTCTTTCTGCGAAGCTTTCTTTAAATTTTTGGTTTTGCACTAAAGAATTCATTCTATCAGCTGCACTTATTACAACTTCTCCTCCATCTTGAAAAGATAAAGGCGCAGTAGTAGGGAAATTCCCGTGAGAATATTCCCCTAAATGCTTACGCAATTTATTTAAAACTTGTTTTGCATCCATATTAGAAAGGTCTAGATCGTGGTGTAATTGTTGTTCCAGCTTGATCTTTTGTAGATTCAGGAATGCCTTGTGGTCTTGGTCTTGAATTTGACGGTGAAGGTTTTTTGTATAAAAGGTTTTTTACCCCAGCAAGGTTATAATTTAAACTTACACTAGCATTAGGCATAACTCTTAAATTTGTGCCATAATCTCCAGCATTTCTTACCATATCATCCCCAGTACCAGTAAAGCCTGTGCCAGAAATTCCTAAACCTGCTTGAGCCCCTAAACTTAAATTTTTAGACAGCATTGTCTTAAATTTAACATCTCCTCCTGTTTCTACTAAACTTCTAGTTTGCCCACTTGGAGTATATTGGTTATTTAAATTGTGACCACCACCTTCAGCAATAGATCTACTAGTAGCTGTCATTCCTAAATAAGGACTAATACTTAAACTAGTATCTCCAGCGCGCTTCATAGGTGATTTAAGCACATTGAAATTTAAACCTGCCTTAGCACTAAGTGCAGCACCTTGGTTACCATTATAAGTAAGGTTTGTATTTACTTCATCAGATATAAATTTGTTTACTTTTCCTGCATTTGTAAGACCAATCCCAGCACTTAAGCCTTTGTCATTGTATCCTAAATTACCTGTAAAAGTATATTGGCCTGCTTTACCACCTTGATGGCCAGCCATTTTCCAACTAGGGCTAGTATATTGTATACTAGGAGTTGTAAGATTACCTGTTTGATCTACATTAGTACTTAATATTCCTTTTATATTGCCCATAGTATTTTATTTTTTGTATAGTAAAATTCCGCCGTCAGCAAAACGTTTTTTAATTCTGCCTCGTTCAGTTTTTTCACCAAGTTTGTATCTTATACCGGCTTCTGCATTAAAATTAATATTTGGGTCAGATAAAGAACCGTGACGTATCTCTCCGTGGTTGTCTTCTTGAGGCCCTTTAGTAGAGATTTCAGCTTGACCTTTCCCATAAAGGTACAAAGGATATTTTGAAGGTTTATATTCGCCTTCAATTTTTAAACCTCCGTGAAGATCTCCGCGTTTATTATTATTATAATCTCTACTACCTAATTCACTATCTACGTCTTTTTCTAGAAATTCATCAGCAAAAGCATTAAGATTTGGTTGTGCGCCTACATAAGGTGTTACTTGTAATTTCCCTTTTCCTGTGCGTAATTTATCTTTACCAAGTTGCATTGTATATCCTGCATCAATACGACCTTTTAAACCTTGACCTTCAATATAAGATAATTCACCTATGCCTTTAACTCCTGCACCTTGGCCTCCCCACATTCCAGTAGCAGAAGCAGCAAATTTTTGGTCTTTAGACATGGGGATAGTTAAACCATATTTTGAGCTCCAACTATCGTCATCAACTTTACGACTGGGAGTTGTATACTCAAGATTTAATCCTCGTACTCCGGCACCAGCTTGAAGCGTTGCTCCTTTTTGGTACTTTAAAGCCTTAGGTTTTAAAGATTTACCTTTACCAAATTTTTGTGTGTATCTACTACTAACTTGCATAGTGCTTATTTTTTAATGTAATCTTCTAAGCCTTTACGTCCAGGATTATAAGCAGCCAATTTTGCTAAACGATCTGAGTAAGTATCAGTGTAAGTTTGTTTTTCACTAGATGCTAACTTTGCTGCCTTCTTAACAGCTTTGCTAGGTTTTTTACTGTATAATAACATAGTATTTATTTTTTTTATTTGCTTTTTAAAATATTCATAATAGCATCTGATGAATAATAATTAGGATGACGGGCAGGCATTGCATTATTTTGTGTTCCAGCATAACCTCGTAAATTATCTGCATCATTAGACAAAGCTTTATTCATCATTGCATTTTGATCAGCTATAGACACAGCTGTATTTGGTGCTGGTGCTGCTACTCTTAAATTACGAGCAGAATATAAATCTTTTTTTGCTCTTGCTTTTGCTCTTTCTTCAGCTATAGAAGCTAGATGGGCTGCATTGCCTAATGTATTAATCCCAACTCCTATGGATGAAGCAGGTGGTGTAGGAAATTTCCTAACGGTAAGCGTGTCTCCGTTTTGATATTTATATAAAATCATGACTTTCTGGGTTATTAATTCCCAAAGGTTATCAAAATGTTTTGTAAGTGGAAGGGAAATTAATTTCCCCGACTCATAGCCGCGCGGTACGCTAATACCATACTATCTTTATTTTTGGCCATGATTGTATCATCTAAAGGTGTATAGTATATATCATGTGCACCATGAGCATTGTAAATTTTTTGTAGATCTCTTATAGGGTGTTTATTAGTTAAGAGCATTTTATTATGCATACTTACACACGCTTCATAATCTTCCGCCGCATTCAGGTAGAAAAAGTTAGTAGCTACTGATGATATGCAATATATTGTATACATTATTTATATAATACTCCACCTTTTTTCAGACCACGTATTTGATCTGTAGGTAATTCTGAATATTCTTTTAGGTGAGCTGGTAATTCACTAGATGTTTTTGGTTGTTTAGTTTTTAAATATTTTTTTATGTCTTTTGCAGCTTCCCGCATCTCATCTGTAGACCCTGATCTCTCCAACTTATAATCTTTAGCTCCATGGGCTCTTCTACCAAAAGTTTTATTAGCTAGTTCAGCTCTTAAAATTCCGTCTACAAAATTATTATCCCAAGATTCTCTACCATCCATTACAAAATTTGGATTTCTTTTTGCATCTTCGTTATACCAATGATCCATATCTTTACCTCTACCTTTTTTAGTAGCTGCAACAAAATTACCTAATAATTTTTGATAACCTTCATCATCACGCATACCATGCATCATATCTAAAAATACATCTCCTTTATTAGCTCCCTTAGGATTGTATACACTTGTATATACATCAGGTGTAGGGTTAACATATTGAAAATCATCAGAATATCTTACAACATCTTGGCCAGGGAACATAAATTCAATATTTCCAAAACCATGAGCAGCTGCGTCGTAGGTAGGATCTTTTATAATATTTAAATTCTCTCCTTTTTCTCCATATACACCTTGCATACCTGGATACCTTTTCATAAGACGCTTTTTAAAACCATCTGTAGAACCAGTTAATTTATTTCCTTTTTGGTATTTGTATAGCAACATACTCTAAAAATTATATTTTATTTTACCTTCTACTCCTACAAAAGGTTTATCTTCATTTCTTTTACTAACAAATACGGAACCTTCTAACCCTAATTTTTTAAATACTAAATCAGCATTTAAAGAGCCATTATACATTCTGTTTTTATCACTAATAGCAATTGAGCCATTACCGCCCAAAGAAAGATTATCGTTAATTTTTTTATTGAAATTGTTAGAATATACAACAGATGTATCTGGTAAACTAAAATTATAAAAGCTATTAGGAGCCCCTTCATTCAAAAAAGCCAACTTATTTAAACCTATACTACCGCTTTTACCAGGCAATTTATAAGATGCACTAGGCATAAACATATATTGTTTGTGTAGAGGTAATTGCCAAGGTTGGTCGGGATCTCCCTCACCACTAGATTCCATAGTAAGTAGACCTAAATCCAATTTATCATTTACATTATAACCTACTCCACTTGCATTGCCTCCAGGCGTACTAAATCCGTAACTATAAGTCTTACTGCCTTGGTAAGGAGCTACCCCTGTAGGAAACATATTTACTTTTTTTCTACTTACAATAGAAGGTTGCTCTTCTTTTGCTTTTATAGCCAAGAATTCCTCAGAAGTCAATACATTTTTTTCCTCCTTTAACTTATCCCCGTCTTTGTATTTGTATAATAGCATATTATTTACGTTTTATAAAAGTATTGTAAAATTCCTTAAACATAGGATTATTTTCTGATACATTTTTTTGCGCGTGTTGGGCTTGCCCTTCAATAGTATTAGGCTCACTATACATCATACCATCTACTTCTCTATCATAGATCACATCTTCAGGTACAAATTTAAATTCAGTAGGTAAACCCTTAATATAATTTATACGATCTTGAACTTCCATACCTCTACGGTTGTAATAGTAAGCTGAAGCTTCATCTGCCATAGGAATAGTGGGAACTTTTACTGGCCCTCCTTGCGGAACATGCATATCCCCAGATATATCTTGTAAATAATGTATATACTCGTGGGCTAGGACTTCTTTATTTTTTGCATCATTTTCAGATAAATGCATAGCTTTTTCTACAGGGCTGTAATAACTACGCTCTGTATTTTTAGACACGTAAATTACAGGGTGCTTGTATAGTAATCCTCCTTTTTGATATGTGTATAGTAATGCCATAAAATCTTTTTATCCGACACGCCCCCGTTTCCAGGGACTACCTTGTCGGGTATATATCTTTGTGTGTGGTAGAAATATGATAAAAGTAGATGTAAATGTGGAGTAAATTTTTTTACTGGATTTTTATATGGCGTAAAGATTCCGGAACTCTATTTTCTACTAACTCCCTACCTACACCAAATATTTTTTCTAGAGCATCTTTAGGTTTGGTAGTGTAGGTAATATGTATTTGCGCATTCCAGATTTGGCCACCCATCATACCTGTAGTTCGATATTTCAACCCCTTAAACACGTGTGGCTCTTCTACAAAACGTATAAATAAAGCTCTAGGTATGTAAAGATAATGTACCCTTTCACCTATAGTAAATCTACTATCTACTTCCTCAGCTGTAAGAGCAAAATCACTTTCTTCTAATAACAAGTGATGTTTATGTTCGTAAGATGGATACTCATAAGTATTGTCCTCTATTCTCTCTGTATATAATATCATAGTGTGAAGTTAAGTATAAAGAGTGTAAAAGTAGAGTAAAAACCCGCACTGTTTATATATATATGGGTACCTGTAGAAAAGGCCCCCCGTGTTTGTGAGAGAAGGTGAGGAGTAGAAAAGTGGAAGTTGTATACAAAAGGGGGGGGAGTAGAAATAGAGGGAGTAGAATATGTATATTGAAAAATACGGGTAGTGGGAGCCTTAGTCTATATGGGCCCCGCTGGTTCGTCGCCGGGGTTTCGGTCTACGTTGTGGCGTTTTGCTGCTCGTTGGGGGGTTGTTGTCTCCTGCGTGGCTGGGGGGTCGGTTTGGCTTTTTAGTCTTGCTGGGCCTTGCTGCCTGTCCTGCTGGTGGTGGCCTTGCTGCTTACTAGTTACAAATCGAATCGGAATCAAATCAGTTCGGCTAGACTGCGTCTGCCTTGGTCGGGCTCCGGCTTGTGCGTGTTGTGTGCGCCTGGTTCACACTTTATTTAATGCAATTACCTTTGATTAGCGTAGTATAGGTTAAACGCATCACAATACACCATGACAAGTTTATTCCCGAACAAACTAATTGTTGAATGTTTCAGCATTGAGCTTATCAACAAACCTGGAGCGACAGGTATCTTATTAGTAGACCTCAAGCTAGGCACAGGAGGTGCCATTTTCTTACAGGTGGATTCTCACTCAGATTTAGATCTGATATGGAATTTATCACTAGGAGGTGGTCTGGTGCCATGCTCCGTGTTAGATGAGGCACTTAGAGAGGGTCAATGGATTGACTCTTTGGACTTCAATGTCCAAGATCCTAACTACAAGTACATTGTAGACTAGGTAATTACCCAGAGCTGTATGGGAAATACAAGGCACAATAGCTTAGTGAAAGCCTTGATTATTAATAAATAAATATAAAAGCCATGAACAAATTGTATTATATCCATTACGAAGATGGGCACTCTTCAGCTATGTGGGTAAACAAAACTGAAACTTTTGCAGACAGATTAAATAATTCTGCTTGTAAAAAAAGCCAAAAGAATATTACTTCTATAGAGCTCATAGAGGAAAGAGTGTCAATTGAAGATGAAACTTTCGATAGGTTGTTCAGAAACTTTAAACTACAAAAAAATTAAAAAATGGAAACAGCAGTGTTAACTACTCCAATAAGTAGAGTAGAAATTAGAAAAAAGCTGAAGAAGAAGTTTGGTGAAAGCCTTGCGGACAAAATTCTAAAGACATTTGAGTTTGCGCATCAAGTAGACGTAGATATGTTAATAGATTTTTTCCAAAATTTAGCTTTTACAAGGAAATGCTTAGATAAAGCTTTGTCTGATCAATGGTGTATCAATCACACTATTGAATTAGCTAAAACCTTTTTAGGTTTGATTTTAACACCAAAACCTAAAGAAATTTTAGACCCGTTAGAAGTAGCTAGAAAAGAAGGCTATCAAATAATAACCGATCACCGCGAAATAAAAGCGATGAAAAAATATTACAGAAACGGCGAGTTGCCGTGCACTTTCCAGGATTTTGATTACAGAGCATTAGGATTAGATATCTTTTGCTTACTTGTGAAGGATGTAAACACATTGCCTTCAACAACAGCAAATCGAAATGACAGCTATTCCAAGTCTATAATATTTTTACAAGTAAATTATAAGTGTAGATACTACAAATCTATAAGTAGGTATAACCATTCAGTTAATGATTGTGATCATATACCGTTATCAGAAGAAATGGTTGCGGCTATTACCTCAAATTATGAGGGAGTTCAGGAATTACAAAAACCAAGATATTTAAAAGTAATATGCGGTTCATTATTCTTTTATGAACAAATAGACGATAATGGTAATTATGTAAACGACGATTATATATTGACGTTAGCTTCTACCTATCCAATGAAGAGAAATAAGAGAATAATCAACAACGTAACGTATTGTGAAGATTCCCCTTGGGTTATTTTCCCCAAAATACCAAATGTGGTAATTGAGTCATATGGCGGTAGATCTTTCTTTCTTAGAATAGAAGGTCAACCAAGGACTTTTTCACAAGAATTTCCTACTGATGAATTTATACTAAGTATACTATAAAATAAATAATAATAATTAATTAAATAAAACACCATGAAAAGACAAGATTTAACAGGTGCAATAGCAGCACCAAAATTCAGAGTAGGTAGATTCATATTTAATGAGTACGAAGCTAGAGCAATTCTGCTCAGGGTAGCTAAGGGAGAACTCCCAGCTGGTATGAAAATAACGAACTCTGGTGTAACCGCTATTATGAGAGAAGATGGCAGGTTGAGTGCAAATTTACCAGGGTTTGCTCTTTCTACTGAGATTCTCACGGAAAGACTCAAGGTAAATTTGGAAAAAGATAAAATTAGTAAATATAACCAATAAAAACAAACGCCATGATTACTTTAAACAAAAGAAGAGTGTTTATGCAGGTATTACCTGATGAATTTGTAGTAGGTTCAATTGTACACCTCATGGAGGTGTTAGAGGATGCCTCTTACGATGAAGAAATAAACAAAGGATGCGATCTAATGATTTTCGAATCAGGTCCAAAGTTGCATCATTTGACATATCGTCAATTTTTTGATGCACTGACTCCGGAGACGGAGATTCATAAGTGCCCTGATATACCAGGCACTTACAAAGTAATATTAGCATATCCGTTGATATTACAGCCAGTAGTAGAGTAAAACAATAAGCCGGAGCTACACGGTATTTACACATCACAGAAGCTTAGTGAAAGATGTGTTTCACCACAAAATAAAGTTATGAATAAAAAACTAATAAAGGAAAGATACACTACAGCTAGTGGCATCTTTCCATTAGTGGTAGTGTGCGGAAGTACAGCGCTCTACCATCACCAAGGCCTAGCCAAGATTGGTAATGATCTTGATTGCATAGTAGCAAACGAGCAGATATTGTCCTATTGCGATAGGATATTAAGGTCTGTTGGTGCTACTGTCATACACGACTTCTCACCAAGAGGTAAATATGACTTACGTAAGTCATACAAACTAAGGAACGGTTATAAAGTAGAATTTTTTATAGATCCTACTGGGGGCTTTAGAAGTCCTAACCAAGGTCTGCAGTTCTGTAACCAAGCTAACATTTGGGCTGCACGTGAGTACTACGCCTCTAAATTAGGTAGTGGCAAATACCAAGATCAGATCATATGGGCTAAGGTACAGCAGGCTGCTGCTATGTCGCCTGAAAGATATCAGGTTGGTGCTGTGTATGTTGTAGATGACATGCAGATTAGTGGTCACAATCACCATAGGTCATACTGTGGCCATGCAGAAATTACAGCAATTAGACGCTACGAGAAGAAAACATTTCGTAAAGCCAGAGGTGGTAGAATGTACTGTACACTATCACCATGTACGAACTGCGCTAAAGAGTTAGAAGCTCGTGGCATAGAACCTGTATATTTACAAGAGTACACAGGTAAATTATAATAAACACAGGGGATGCGCATCTGTAACGCATATAAATAAATAACACCATGAAAACTAAAAATTTAAATTTAACCCGAAACGGTAACAACAGAGCATTAAATTTAAATGTTGTATTAGATTTAGTGCAAAGTCCTGACTTCAATGAAAGAAGTTGGAGGGTAAAAGAAACTGACTATGGTAGGGATTATGTGTATAGCGTAAGGGCTAAAAACGCTCAAGGCTTTATAGCAATAGAATACACAATTAAAGATCTTCTTTACGGAGAAGAGCATGACTTTAGGCAAGAAAAGCATGTGATTAGTGAAGATGTTAAGCCACAACCTATTACTATAAGTATCAAAAGAGATGCTGAAGGTAAAGAAATAACAGAATCTATACTTGTAGACCGCACTAAAGTTCGAGTGAACTGGGCCAGAGTAATGGGCTCAGAAGAACGCTTTAATGGTTGTGTTGAACATTTAGGCTATGTAGAACCAGTAATTATAGACAATTTATCTATACCAGGCATAGATCCTACTGTTAAGTTAGGATTCTAATCTACTAACAAAGCATGTCCGTCATAGTCGGGGTTGAGAAGTGCTGTAAACCAAACTATCTTTACAATAAGCGCAAGTTGTAGAGTATAAGCGCATTATATTTAAAATTAAAAAAGATGAAACTAACAGTTAAAAAAGTAAGAGCATATGCTCAAATGGCTAATGTTCAAGGTACAATTACAGTAGGAACTGTGATCAAAGTGCGAGATTATATGATAGGTGAATACAATGGTAGGCCTGCAGACCAATTAATCTGCGAGCACCAAGGAGGTATTTTACGTTTATCGGTAAACGAGTATTTCAGACTGCATTTCATAAATGATCGTTTATTTGATTTAGACGAAGAAGGCAACGTAGAGATACACACTCAATTTGAGGTTGTAGATATCAAAGATCGTACAGATTTAAATGGGGACATTATTTATCCTCATGCAGCCTACAATGGTTACATGTTTGAGGAACCTGAGGAGGACACTTATGAGTTCCAAGAGCTTAAAGATTCTGGTTTAAACACAGATTGGACTTATGGTTGCTTAAAAAATTACTCTGTAAGAACAATATGAGTAAGTATTATCAAGTAAAACTACCTAGTGGACAGACGTTCACTAGGTATTGTGAAACAGCATGGGAATTCTGTGCCCATGTGAATAGTAAATTAGATAGTGGTTACAGAGCCACAATAGTTAAAAACAAAATAAAAATAACAAAGTTATGTTGATTTACAAGACAATTACCCCTGAGGATATAGATATTCTCATGGAAGAGTATGGTATCATGGTGACACCTACTGCATGTGTGTTATCAAGTGAGGATCCAGATGTAGACCTATACGACCTTATGGTAGAAATAGGCCGCATCGGAAACAACTCAGATTACACAATAGAGTTTAATGATTTCATGTTGCATGAACATGGTAATATGGATTATTATGTAATCCAAGACAACGGGTTGCATTATATAGCATGCGACATACATGATAACAGAGAACCAGAAATAAACTAAATAATATGGAAAGACTGATTTACAATGGGTGTTATTACACTCACATAACAAGTTATAGAACTCCATTTGGAGGTAATACTGTAACTATAGAGTTTTTAAAGATTGCACTAAAAAATGGTGTAATTGAAAAGATCAACCACAAAGAGTGGGATGATATGATAGAAGAAATGGGTAAGAAAATTGGGTTTGATAAGCTCAATACAACTCAATATAATTTAAAATATGACGGCGGATTAGAGCCTAGTTGGTAATTAAAATTAAAATTAAAATAAACACCATGAAAAACAAAGAAAAAAGAAAAAGAATAAACCAAGGGTTTGGTATGTTCATTACTACTAAGGTAGTAACAAAAGTAAAGTACACTCCTAAGAAAAAGGAGAGAAAGCTTACTGTAGATGAGTATGCTCCGTCTACAGAGTGTCTACACAAGTTAGCTAAAGAAATAGCAGCTAAGCATAGAGCAAATGAGTTAGAGTTTGCGAAATTAATCGCAGAGTTAGAAATTAAATCCAAATAAAATAAACACCATGAAAACTAAAACTAAAAAACAACGATTTGCTGATGTTAAAAAACAAATCAGAAAAACTTGGGATATCAGAAGAGTCCCATCTTTAACAACTGCTTATTATGAAGATCAACTGTTTCTGCAACAAGAAGCAGCAAGAATGTCTTTAGAAATAGATAGAATGTTTTAACTAGTAAAAAATAAACGCTATGAAAAAAATAATAATATTGAACCCAGAGGAAACTTTGAGGTTAGATTACGAGTATAATTGGAAGGATTTAGTAACCTTTGAAGATTATCTTTCAATAAAAGCACAACAAGAAGTGTTTGAAAGTAATCAAAAAGGTTATGAAGTAGCAGCTATACTGATGAGTCTTTAATAGACGAAACTTTCCTGTAATAAGGTTGTGCTAGGTAACGACACACGTAAAAGTCTATAGCAAATTTGGGGGCCTCTGCGCGCGCAGTCTTCCCCCCGGCCTTGCTTTATTTTGCCGGGACAGGGTGTCACGGTGTTAAAAATATATTAAAACAAAAAATTATGTTAAAGTTACAAAAAAATCGTTCATTTGCACAAACACCTGCAACTAGTATTAAAAGTGTAAAGCTTAATGCTGGAGACAAGTTACAGATCATGGAGATCATGACAGGTACTGTACAAGGTAAAGACGATGTATTCAACGATCAACTATTGTGTGAAGGTCCTAATGGTTTAATCAAATTGCCATTAAGAGAGTACTTCAAAATGTCGATCGAAGGTGCAAGTTCTTATACTACTGAGGGTGTAGCTGAAGGTGAGATTGCAATCCACCAGAACTTCGAGATTGTATCATCTGAAGATCGTAAAGATCGTGACGGTGAGATTGTTTACCCATCGCAAGCTTACGTAGGATTTGCTGAAATTTCAGCTGGTACTAGAGCGTATGATTACGAATGGTTGAAAGCATCTGGAGTGAAAGAAACGTACAACGGACCAGCTGTACAAAACTATACCGTGAAAGCGTTATAGTATGAATTTGAGGGTATCATAGAAATATGGTACTCTCACTTTTTTTTTAAAGTGGGGGTGGGGTTCCCGTCATGTAAGCTCGAGTATGAATATGTTAAAACTTTCGCCATGAAGACAAAAGAATTTTACGCTTGTAAAGAACAAGATTTCCCGCAACTATTTATAGTTGAGTACCAGGAAATAAAAGCCAATATCGAAAATGATATTACAGAAATTGAAGAAGATATACGTATGGCTAATCTTTTAGAAGATTACAAGACGTGTATTAACTTGAATAGTATGTTGTCCACGTTGAAATGCGTAAAGCAGCAATACAAGATTCTTATTGAAAAGAATCTAAACTAATCATATGCCCTTAGTTACCAATGTAGTATGTGTTTTTCATATATGTTTTTTGGTTATTGTTTGTTTTGCATGCTACATCGAAGGCTGGTAACCTTCCCTAGGGGCTATGATTGAGTGGGTAGAGGTGATGGATTACATGGCCAGGTGAGGGTGAATCCTTTCCTGGTCACTATGCAGAAAATCCAGTGGCCTGATCAGTCAAGGGTGTGCATGGCTAGTCAATAAGTCCATGTGAAGGGTAATGTTGGGCTCAAGCTGACGTCGGGTAGTTCCGCCTAGTAGGTAGGGAAACGGTTGTCGTTGCAGTATCAGCGACTAGGTGTCTATGACTAAACAACATAGAATGGTGAACAAACTCTACGGCCAAGATACAAACGGGAGGGGCTGCTACTAGTTCAAACCAGTAGACGGAGTGCTGATGCCGAGAAAAGACAGGGAGAGTAGACTGGTAGTGGACATTTGTCTGAGGTTCGATTCCTCGCTACTCACACGTTTCGTGGTGGAAACATGGAGGACACTGTAATGGTGTTCCTCATTTTTTTTTGTTCGCGACTGAGATAAAAGAGTGATATGTAAATTTAAAACTAAAATGTAAAATTATGGAACCAACACAAATGAGATTATCTTCTGCAAAGTTCAGAGGAATGACAGTAGGAGTAGTAGAGAACGCTCACGGCGATGTATGCATCTACAACCCCTTCACAAAGGATAATATGCACGTTAGCAACCTGTTAAGATGGGATGGTAATGAGCCTATAATAGTAGATCCGTATCTTTTAGAAGTAGAAGAGGCTATAAGTATACTATCTAGTAACCCTGTACTAGATTTTAATGTACAAGATCTTGAGTATAAAGGAACTTTTGAAGAAATAGAGTTTCATAATGCTACTACTAAAGATATGGTAGAAGAAATCCGTATGAAAGAACATGCTATGGGTTTTTTACAGCACATTTGGAATTTAGGTACAGGTGACGCCGATATAGACTTAGATGCTGAGTACGCTGAATATGTAAACTCCAAGTAAAATGCATGAAGTACTACTAGTATTAGTAATCTGCTTTATATGGGTAATAGGTGATAGTTTAGAATAGTATAATATTGTATATCAGGTATATAATATATGTTACTGGATGTAAAGGATAAGGTAAAAGAGTGTAAGGGGCTAGTAGAAAAGTAGTTATATATTATTAATATATATATTATATATAATAAATAAACGTAAAGTGCTGGAAACTACCACCTTACATCCTCTACTACCCCTACAACTTTACCTCCTTACAAAAGTTCATACATCAGTAGCAGACGCAGGCCCAGAAAACAGATATACTATTTTCTATACTATAAAGCCTCTCGCCTTTTTATGTATATAATAATTTTTAAATATAAATATTTTATGAGAATGATAATGAATAAAGCCGTAAAAGGTAGTACTAAAGATGCTTATTCTATGGCAGTGCTTAGTCTTAATCCTTCTAGATTGCGGTCTAGTTTAGGTAGTAATACTAGGCAAGTAGGTAATATAATAAATGTAGAGTCTAGAAGTATAATAAACCGTAATGATCCTTGTCCTTGTGATAGTGGGGTGAAATATAAAAGATGTTGTTTATAGTAAAATAAAAATAAATATGACACAAAAAACTTTAGAAACGGCTTTGCATTTGAAAACGCGTATAGATGATCTAGAAGAGGAAAGAAATAAACTCTTACGCATGGTACAAGCTATAAGCAGTAATTATGACTACATAGTGTATATGGAGCATCATCATTATGGTGGTAGTAAGGATAGTTTGGATTTAGACTGTAGATGAAACAAAGATTTAGCTAAATTTTTAGAAGATAAGGCACATATTTTGTATCTAGATATAGAAAGATTGAAAGTAGAACTAGAAAAATTGTAAAAATGGTAAAAATGTATATAATATCTTGTAGAGAGATTGATGTATGGGGTGAAAGTTTATCAATATACAAAAATATATGTGTAATTACAGATGAAGAAAAAGCAAAAGCTTATGTAAAAAAAGCTAATAATTTATTAAAGACTGCAAAGGATTTTTATACTTATATAGAAGAAAACATGACTTCTTTAACAAATAGATCACATTTTAATGATTTATGGTGTAAATATGGAGATGCACATTATATTTATGATATTGTTTATGAACCTATAAAAATAATTTAAATGGTAAAAATGTATATGCATGTAGGGCCTAATCAGCACAATGCAAAAGATATAAAAACCATGGAAGATGTGCAGGAATGGTTTTCTAATCCTGTAAAGATGTACCATGGTAAGATAGTGTTTGACGAGATAAAAATAAGTGATAATGAATTATTAATAGATCTCACAAATATATTTTGTAACCAATTTCCTAAACGTAGATATCGTTGGGATTAAAATAAAAATTATGAATGTAGAAACATATGAAATAGCAAAAAAGCTGACAGAAGGTATAGAGCAATTAAAAAAAGAACGTGTAAAATATGTAAATGCTTTGGAAGCTGCTGATTACGGGTACTGTATGAAAATAAACTACAAAAGAAGTATATTTGTAGATATGTTTATAAACGACTTGAAAGATGATAATGACCACGTTTTATTTTTCAAAGCTAAAACTTTGAGGCCGAAATATAGAAAGTTTTTAGTAGGTGTTATAGCTGATATAGAAGCAGAAATACAAGATTTACAAAAACAATTTTTAAATTTGTAAAATGGCAGGATGTTACGGAAGTAGTAGTGAAGATAGGTACTTTGAAAGACAACTAGATAAATATCTTGATAGTCAGGATGATCACGATGAAGAGGATGATGATAATGACGAGGAGGAAGAAGAATAATAATGTTAATTAAAAAATTAAAGTTATGGAAAATAATGTAATTACCACAGAAGAAATACATGCTAAATTAGATGCTTATAGTGATAAATTAATGTCTATATCTACGCCTATTGATTCTAAAGCTATAAATAAAGATCAAAACTTAAAATCTTTAGGCTTTAAAAAAGTAAAAACACAAGGGTTAGAAACTAAAGAAAAAATTGTTGTAAATTATTTAGCATATTTAAAAGCTACATACCCTTTAGAAAAGTTTGTAACTTTAAAGGATTTTAAAAAGCTACTTAAAAAATATGATTTAAGTACTAGCCATGTGTCTTCTTACGTTAAAGATGTACCTGAAAAGAATGTCTCTGAAATGAAAAATGCTAAACCATTAAAAGAAGAAGATAAAATATCATGTTTACAAGCTCAAGTATGGAATATATCAGTATTTAATAAAAAAGGTAATATTAAACATTATCTAGCAAAAGATATGGTATATAATCCTAATTTTGATGAAGAACATAGAATATTAACGACGGAAAATCATGCTCATACTTACGCTTATGAAAGTTTAATAGCTAAAATGGACAAAGATATAATTAAAAAATTTCTTAAAGCAAAACCAAAACTTAAAGTTTCTGATATTAGAGATGTAAGTTGGAGAACAGGTCGTGAAAGAGTAGATATAGATGGATTTTATATTGCGGCTCCTTCTAATCATTTTGAAAAAGGATTTTTTAATATGCATCCAAAATTTTTAGAATTTACAGGTGTTGAAAAAGTTCTTAAAGATCCTATTGTTTATCAATATTGCCAGCATGGTATAATTAGAATAATAACTAAATGGGGTACAGATGATGATCAAAGTTATTTAGATCCTATAGTTTCTAATCCTACTTTATTAAATTAAGAACAACAACCCCCTCTCGTAAGAGCCATAGTAATGTGGAAGTAGGGGGTTACGAATTTAAAATTAACTGAGGTGCTGAAAAAGAAGTAAGTAATAAGGGATGGTAAGAGTTACGAATTTATCATCATGGATAATGGGAATATAGCATAAGCGTAAATAAGCTATATTTAGTAGGTTAATTTTAATATGTGTTGTTCCCTTGAGAAAGGAGTAGATAAAGGAGATAAGCTGTTTTCAAAAACATTGTATCTTTCAACACAGAGGTTCTTAACCTTATTCCGGTGCGTGGAATTAAATTAACGCAAGAACTTTTGTAGTTAAAGTCATGCAGCCTTAGGGAAAACTACAAAACAGATAGTTCTCGTTTACACTGTATAAAAGGAAGCGGTAGCTTAAAGTTGAAGTTGACTGGGACATAACGTTGCCTAAAACTTAAAACAAATTGACCCAAAGGCATGGGTTGAGGTTTAGATGTGGTAGTATCACATACAATCTGAACAGGTGCTTCCTGTTTTTATTTAAATTAAAAACTTTAAAACAAAAACTATGAAAAATGTATTATTAGTAACGATGCTAGTTGTAAGTATATTTACACAAGCAAAAACAGCAGATGTAATTGTAGAACATACTGCGGATGGAGTGAGCACAGTTTATTCTGATGGTAAGCAAGTAGTTAAAACTGCTTATGAAGAAATCAAAAATGTATCTCCTCAAGTAAAACAAGCTTTTCAAAGTTTAGCTACTGAAATGAAAGTAACTACTGATTATTTATGGGATGTATTAATTAAACAACAAAGGTATATTCTGTGGCTTTATTACTACTTACTTTAGCAAGTTTATTTAATTGGTGGTTATTGTGGCATAGAAATTTCAGTGCTACTGCAAATAATAAAACCGTAAAAAAATTAATGCCTTCAAATATACCAAATCCTAATTATAGCGATAGTAGATATCTTTCAGATGAAAATGAATATAATAGATATAAATCTTTATTGCAGACACAAGAAGTACCTTATAAATCAACAGATACAGCTAAAGCAATTTTAATTGTACACGCTATAGTATGTATAATCTTGTCTTCTTTTTCTGCATATTATTTCTCTGCTATGCTTACAGGTTTTATGAATCCTGAATTTGGTGCATTAAGAACTATCACAGAAGTAGTAAAAGGTTTAAAATAATGGAAGTAAAGCCTGGTAAAGTTGTCAAAGTCGGGTTGAAGCAAAACTATAAATAAAAATCTTGAGTATGATTGATGATAATATGTCTACGAAAGTTATAGTTAGATTTACTTTTTATGGTGAGGTGGCAGAATTGGTAATGTAGGAGTTCGATAATAAGTAAGTCAAAACTTTAGATACTCCGAGGGATGACACCCTGTATAGGTTCGAATCCTATTCTCACCACGAAGTTCGCTGGTTAATGGGAGAGATTGGTATCTTATCATCTCATGTGAATGGAGTGTTTTAAAAGCAACAAATACTCACACCAACCTCTGCAACTTGAAAACAAACTGTACTACACATTCAAAAATGGATTCCACAATATAGTTTTACTCTATAAGATGCTGTGTAAATTTAGATATGTGTATGTATAACCACTGAAGTTTGCCGCAGCGGTATTTTTAGTAAGTGGTATTTAGTCAAGTGGCTGAATTGGTAAGGCACATATAACGAGAGTAGGTGCATGCTCGTCTGTAAAATCAGTAAGTTATATGGTGGTATAAATGTAGGTTCGAATCCTACCTTGGCTACTATTGTTTGTAGGTATAACAGTGTCAAATAGCTCAGTGGCAGAGCGATTGGTGGGTATAAGAGGGTAGGGAGGTCATGACCTGAGAGTATTATATGATTCCTGCCGATAGGTCGGTGGTTCGAGTCCGCCTTTGACCACGAATAAAATCCGTCACCTAGGAGACGTTAAAATTTATCTCTGATGAGACTAGGCGAATTAATTCTTATAAAGCCCTTGAAGATAGTATAACCAAAGAGTAGAGGGCTTTTTTATTTTTAAAATTTAAAACAAATATAAATAAAATGGAAAACAAAAACGTAAAAGTAAACACGGAAGTAGACTTTCGTATTACACAAAATGACATTATTGAAATGTTAGTAGATGATAGATTTAATCATATTGTAGAGAAAACAAATAATTTTGCAGCTGAAGCAAAAAGGCTTAATGACAAGTACACTTGTGAATTTGCTAAAGAAACATTTGCTAAATTACATCCTAAATTAGCTAAAGCAGGTTATGCATATGTTCACAACAACAAACATTCTGGTAATCAAATAGCTGAATTAAAATTTAAAACTATAAGCACTTATAATTCTAATTCAGAATTAAACAATTGTGTATACCGCCTTTATGGTAAAATTACAGCTACATTTCAAAAGGTTGAGGATCTAGATGATAACACTAAAATCACACATGTTGCAAACATTGTTATGGAAGTTCCTGTAAACACAGAAGAAATTAGAATTTTGCAAGCTGAAATAGATGAATTTATTAAAACATTACCAGATAAATTATCTAGGCCTGCTATGGTTAGACAATTAAAATCTGAATTTACACGTAAAGCTGTATCTGAAAATAAATCTTTACAGAAGTTTTTAACTACTAAATTCTTGAAATAATGGCAAAGAAAGAAGTATTAAAGAAAAAAGTATACACTATAGAAATTATAGAATATGTAGATGGTTCAGCTACTATGAATCGCATTAACGACGGCTTTACAGCTGTAGAATTAATGGGTCAGTTAGAGATAATCCAATTTGAGATTTTAGAGCAGATGAAGGGGTTGATTAAACCTCCCTCAAAAGTAAATCGTAAAGTTATAAAAAATTAAAAAATAGATTATGACAATGACAGCAGATATAAATTTAAAAGATTACAGTGCTGCAGGCGGTGATGTAGACAAGTTAAATATAAAAAAATTAAGAATAGACTTTGATAAAAACTACGGAGATTATATTATAGAAAAACTTACCTATATAGGTTATGACACCAAAGGTAGAACTTTATACAAAGTAAAATTTGAAGATGGTATGATACATAATATAAGGGCGGAGCAAATTATTGCTTTAGATTTAAATGTTCACTTAAACTCCATGTACTTATGAAAATTGTAGAAAGATGGTTAGTAGCAAATGGTGAAGTGTTGTTGTTAGAAAATGGAGATTATGTTTATTTTTCTCCTTTTAAATCTTTACCTTATAAGATTATTGGTAAGGAGGATGCTGAGGATATGATAAAAACTAAAAAGAAACAATATGTTAGTTCCTAAAAAAGTAAAGTGTATTCAAACAAATGGTTCTTTTGATGGGGGTAAAATTTATTCTGTTGATGGAAAAGGTTTTATAGTATTTGAAAGTGGTAACAAAAGTGGTATAGCTTATAATTGTAGTTATTTTAGGCCTATATACACAGATGAAGAGTTATTAAAGTATGCTGCAAAGATGTATCCTATAGGGACTAAGTACAAAACTGCTAGTAAAGTAAATAATGATATAGCAGAAGCATGTCGTAAACCTATAATAAGTAATGGATCTATTGATGTCGGACCTGGCTTTGCTTACTATAAAGAAACTAACACTTGGGCTGAAATAATCTCTCAACCTGAAGTTAGTGTAAAAACTCCTTTAGAAAACTCTATGTCATTTGCAATAAAATGCCCAATAGATTATAGTACTAACGAGTTATGGAAAAACTATATAAATTGGTTTAATAGTGAGAGCGGGCTTAGTGTTGGTGGTAATGGTTCTCATAGTTATTATGGTATAGATAAAAAAGGCCAATTTGATTATAGCGAGTCTATAGAAGATTTTAAAGTAATCAAACCTTTTAGTTATATCTCAGAAATATTAAACTTAGAACAAAGCTTAAAAATTGGTGATTGGATAAATATTATAAATGAACCTATTGATGGTAGTAGGCCACCAAATTGGCATCCTGATATGAATAAATATTTTGGCACATGGCAACAAGTAGTAAGCCTTGTGGCCGGTAAACCTTGTGTAGATGGTAGCTGGTGTATAGAACATTCTAATTATACAGATATAAAAACTAATGAAGAGTATATAAGAGATGTTGTTAGTAAATCAGAATCAACTCTCCTAGTGTTACCAAAAACCTTTGCGGTGAAATCAAAACTAAGTTTTGAGACTATTGATACAAGCGACAAAGATATTATTTCTACTACTTCTAAGCTAATAGGACATAATGCACAGTATGATAAACTCATGCTTGAAAGGCAAAGAATATTTGAAGAAGATCAAAAAATTACCGAGTCGCTTTTATTTAGCAATCCTTTAGCTCCTTCTGAATGTTATCTGACAACACCTGATGGATGGACGCCAGCAGGCACATTCACAAAAGCCGCTGCTAATTTAATAGCAACAAAACCTGTAAAAGTTACAGGGTATAAATACGTAAATCTTAAAAACAAATAAAATGAGTACAGAAAACACAACAACAAAATCAAAATTTACTTTAACACAAAAAGTAATGGCATTTTTTAAAATTACTGAAGATGCAAAAGTAGATAGTTTCTTTATTGGTTTAGAGAAAGAGTGGAATCGCGAAATTAAAACTCGTGAGCACAATATTAAAACCATAGAGTTTGAATATGAAGAAAAATTATCTAAATTACAAGATCAGTTAGTAGATGCTGAACAAGCGTTAGAAGATGCATGGATCAATGTGAATCCTGAGAAACTAGTTACTAAATCTGCTGAAAAAGATTATACTGTACAATATGTAGCACATATCGAAAATGCAGAAGCTGAAGTAATTAATATTAAAAATGCTATTGAGTTTTTAGAAAAAAGCCATGCTAAACATTTAGAATTGTTCAGTGACGAAACTGCTACTTTACAAGCTCGTTTAGCAAAGTTAAACTCTTTGTAAAAATACTTCAGGTTGCGTCTCTAAAAAGCTCCTATACACAAGGACTTGGGCCGATCCATCTTATTTATAAATATCCTGGTACTTAGATTTTAAGTTGTATTTATAGAGTAGATAAACCCTAGACGTGTAATTTCATAAGAGGAAATGGTGAGGAAGTGTAGTAAGTTGTTTGGTGTAAAGTGCTTGAAAACACTCTAGGGATAACATGGTCGCAAGGCTAGATGGGAGTTCGAATCTCCCAACAACTTCTAATTTAAAATAAACAAGTATGACAAGTAAAATACAAATCACAAATCAAGAACAAAGATGTTTAGATCTTTTAAATGATTTATACAAAGAAACTCTTACTCCTAAAACATTTTCATTATCAAGATTTTGTAGTGGGTATAAAATACATAAAGGTATAACTAAAATATTAAACGATAATAAATTAATAAAAATTGTAGACGTTCAAGGTGTTTTAAAAACTTATTTATGGAATACTACTAAGCCTAATATAAACACAGCTCGTAAAATAATAAGTATTATGAGGGCTCAAAATAAGGTTTATAATGACGCAAAATTAGCTGATAAAAAGAAACAACAACAAGAAGTTAAAAGAGCAGAAACTGTAATTGAAGTTGTTAAAAAACCTAAAACAATAACAAAAATAATTAAAGAAGAGAAAAAAGCCCTTAAAGAGTTTTCGTTAATGTGGGGTTTATTACGTTTTAAATGGTAAGTAGTGAGGGGCGACTAACATCTCACTAGGTTTCAAAAACAAGCGCGGTGGTTATGTAGCTTAAAGTTAAAGCCCAGCCTTTTAAGTTGGAGTATGTAGGTTCGAATCCTATCGTAACTACACGGGGGTGAATAAGTAGCTCTAAACTCTGCGGATAACAACAGAGTATAGCAGGTGGGATTCCTGCAAAATGGTCCTATAAACGATAAGAGTAATTAACTTGTCGCTAGTGGTTTACTGATGGTTTTTGATTACTGCTCAATATTCTAGATAAAGAAGTAAGTGTGAAAACATGCAGGTAATCAGGTGGGTTCGATTCCCACTAGGACTACGAGACTGGTTCGATTCCAGAGATCCATATAGTACAAGAGTGTCAATAGCTCAATAGAGCCTTACAGGTAGAAAAGGTGTCCCATTGGTTGGGAGTGCTTTGTATGGGATTATTTGTCAAATAGTCGGTGAGTCGTGTAATCTCAGTTGGTAGAGTGACTGTTACGCAGAGGGCCGGGGGTTCGAATCCTTCCGCGGCTCCTAATTTAAAATCAAAAAGTATGAAAATAATTGTAGTATTAACTTTAGGTTTACTCTTCACAGCTTGCAAAACAGTAAAGTTTGATAAAACTTGTGATGCTTACTGGAGTGGTAATCCTAATCATAAACCAGGAAAATAATGATATTAAAGAAAATAGGAACAGAGTATAAGCTCTATGAAAAAGATGATAGTTGTGTGGCTACAACTCAAGAGTCACCATATAAAAGACTATCAAAACAAAACTGTGATGAGATATTTGGAGTTGTTGATGTTGAGAAATTAGCGTGTGATGAATGTCATATAGATATTGAGGCATATAAAATTATCCAAACTTTAAAATCAGGTAAATCATTAAATGAACATGGATTTGAAGCACTAGTTGGTGGTTTCATTAAAGGCTTCAACAAAGCAATAGAGTTGAATAAAGATAAGTTGTTTACTGAATTTGATATAATTAAAGCATTTGAATATGGTTGGAATCAAAGACATTTTGATAAAACTGATGAAAATGAATTAAGAGAAATTCAAAAAAGATTTATCCAATCACTACAACAACTAACAGAGATTGAGGTTGAGATTGAGATGGAAACAATTTACTGTAAACATGGAGAAAATTGTAAAGTGCTAAAATTTACATCTAAGAGCAAAGATCCTTTTTGTTATCCTTATCATTGTGATCCAAAAAGACCATTGAGATTTGATGTTCCTTATATTAAAGATTATTGTATTGGCCAAACAAAAAACAAGCTTGATGAAAATGGTTGTTTAATACTTAAAAAGAAATAAGATGAAAGGTGCAGGAAGAAAGTGGAAAACTGAAAGGTTGGATGAATTAAAAGAAATAGAAGAATCTGCTGATAAAGCAAATGGTTATAAGCTTTATGCCAAAGATACTAAAGCCCCAATTTTTAATGAAGGTTTTATAGAAGGTGCTAAATGGAAAGCTGAAAGAATGTTTTCAAAAGAGGAAGTTAATGAAATTATATCCGCAGTTTGGATAAGCTGTGAAGATAATGAAGGTGAAACTTTTACAGAGGTTAGAAAAAGAATATTAGAACAATTTAAAAAGAAATAAGATGGAAAAAGATATTTTCAAAAATAAATACATTTGGATGTTTAAAGAACATCATGAAATTAATTGTGATTGTTCTTATTGTAAAAGTTGGATTAGTGGTCAAAATAAAATGCATTATGGGTTAAATATCCCACCAGATTGGAAAGCTGCTAATAGTTGGTATACAATTAAATATGGTAAAGGCAAATATTTAAGATGGGTAAATGGTTGGATTAGGTTATTTAAAAAGAAATAAGATGGAAGAGCACTTTGTAAATTATAATCAAGCATTAACCTTAAAGGAATTAGGGTTTGACGAACCTTGTTTAGGCGGTTGGGATAAACCTGGAGATTGGTGGTGGCATCCTGATTCAGATATTACTATTGATGGACCACTCAAATCACAAGTCTTCAAGTGGTTTAGAAAGGTACATAAAATACATGGAAGTTATGGAACAACAAGTGACTCAAGAGAAGAAATAAATGGTTATTGCATTAGTAACTTTATTGATGGTAATAGAAATTATTTACATATTAATTGGGAAGTTGGTACTTATGAAGAAGCTGAATCAGCTTGTATAGATAAACTTATTGAACTTATTAAAGAAAAGAAATCATGAAAAATATACACATACTACCAGCAAAAGAAAATAGTCCAAGTAGGCTACATATTAATGCTATTGGTAATTTGGGATTGAATCCTGGATTTACTCCGATAAAAAATCCTTTAGTGTTATACATCACATCTTATGAAAATGTTAAGAAAGGGGTAAGACAATGGTATTTAGATAAGTTCTTAGATAAACCAATGAATTCAAATGGTGCTGAATATGGGTCTAAATTACAGGTGATTGTATTAACAACAAATACAACTCTAATTGCTGATGGTGTTCAGAGTATTAATGATGAGTTCTTGGAATGGTTTGTTAAGAATAGTTCTTGTGAGTTTGTTGAAGTTGAAAAAGTAAATTTTTGTGCGAGATGTTATAGTGATGATGTTGATGAATGTTGGTCAGCAAAAGAGTGTAGTGATGGAAGATATGATAAAATAAGTTACAAAACCATCATGCCACAAGAAGAACCTGAACAACTGACTCCTGAAAGTTTTATTCAAGAAATTTCAACTAATTTAGGTAAAACAATTCCTGAAACATTAGAACATATTGAAAATTTTTCTAAAGATTTAAATAAATTAAAATCACAACCTAAACAAGAAACATTAGAAGAAGCTGCTGAAAACTATTCCAAATTAAAAGTAAATAAGGATGGTTTGATGAGTGATAAACAAATTAAGGATTTTATATCTGGTGCTAAATGGCAAGCTGAAAGAATGTATAGTGAGGAAGAGATGTATAGTGCATTGCAAAAACTAAGGTTAGTATTTAAGTCTGGTGTTCAAAAATGGCAAGAAGATTTTGAATTTGATTTAGATAAATGGTTTGAACAAACTAAAAATAAATAGCATAAACCAATAATAAATAAAATAAAATAATAGTATGAAAAATTTAGGAAAAAAAGTAATTGTAAGAGCTGATAGAGCTGGTGTATTTTTTGGTACATTGGTAGCAAAGAAAAAAGGAGAGGTTCAGTTAGAAAACGCACGTAAACTATTCTATTGGAATGGTGCTAATGCAGTGGAAGAGTTGTCAGTAAGTGGTACAACAAAAGCAGACGATTGCAAGTTTACAGTAGTGGTAGAAGAAATAACAATTTTAAATGTTATTCAAATTATACCGTGTACAGAAAAAGCTATTTTTAATATTGAAGCTGTTTCAGAATGGAAATATTAAAAGACAAAATACGTAAGTTCTTAACATTAGAGCCTACGTTTACTGGTGATGGTTATGGTTCTGGTTCTGGTTCTGGTTCTGGTTCTGGTCATGGTTCTGGTTCTGGTGATGGTTATGGTCATGGTTATGGTTCTGGTGATGGTCATGATTTAAAGTCATTCAATAACCACGAGGTACATATCATTGATTCACTAGAAACAATAATTACGTCTGTTAAGGGTGATTTAGCTAAAGGATTTATAATTCAATCAGACTTACAGCTTAAACCTTGTTATATTGCAAGATATGGTAACTTTTTTGCACATGGAGACTCTGTTAAAATTGCTTGGCAAGAAGCTCAAGAAAAAGCATTAGAAACGTTACCGTTGGAATCTCGTATTGATTCATTTGTAGATGAGTTTAATAATACAGATAAGTATTCAGCATCAAAGTTCTACACTTGGCATAAAATTTTAACTGGAAGTTGTACAACAGGTAGAGATTCTTTTCTGAGAGATAAAGATATTAAAATTGAAACAGATGAATTTACTGTGTCAGAGTTTATACACTTGACAAAAGATTCTTATAATGGAAATGTAATTAAACAGCTAGCTAAAAAATATAACTAAAAAGAAATAGTATGGCAGAAATTCCAACAGCAAATGCATTTTTAATCATTAATGATGATAAAGATTTCAGATTATCAATGTCAGGCAGAAATGTTTCTGAAATGATGATTGCATTTGCTGAAATGCACGTAGAAGCTGCATTGAAAGAAGCAAGTGAAAATGCAAAGGCATCACTTGGCAAAGACTGGATTAGAAAAGAAGAAACAATTCATCCGGGACAATTAGTTGATTCTATTACTATTAGAGTAAATAAAGATTCAATCTTAAACAGTTATCCATTAAGTAATATTAAGTAATTATGGAAATAGTATATTTTGTAATTCTATCATTGCAATTAGCAATAGGAATTTGGACTATTAGAAAAAGAATTATTGAGCAAAGCAACCTTATTGAAATGTTCAGACCTCAGAATGTAATGAAAGGACATGAACTGATATTTCTTAGAAGAATAAACAAGTATGGTGAAAGTTCAATAGAAGAGGTTAATGAAACGCTTTATAAAGATGACAATTTTCAAATCACTTGCTTATCTATATCTCAAGAAACTTACATTGCGCATGGATTTTCAACATTTGTAGTAAAACTTAAAAAAGTAATATGATAACATCTATAGAATGGTTAGTAGATCATGCTAACAAAGGTTTAACCCAAAAAGAATGGCTTGAAGTTGTTGCTGCTACTGAAAATCAACATAAAAGAGAAATTATGAGTGCTTATATTAGAGCTTATTGTGATGCTAAAGAAGTTGATCATTATGTAGGAGTAACAGAATTAGCAGAAGAATATTATAAAAAGCATTATTTATGACAACTTGGGATTTTAGAATATTAGCATTTATTGACAAGCGTAGACCAGAAGAAAGCTATTTCGAATGTAGAACAGTATATTACACAGATGGTGTACCTACTGCTTTTTGTGAAGAAGGAACTACATTGTATGGTATGAATAAAAAGTCTTTACGTTGGCAATTGAATGCTATGAAAGAGGCTATGACTAAGCCTATACTATGGGGAGGTGAAAAGTTCCCTAAGAAATATAAACGTTTAAAAAAGAAAGTAGAATGAAAATAATTATGCAAGAAGGTAAAGGAGAAGTTACTCCAGAAATTATGAATATAGCTCGTGGTTATGATTTTAACACTATGTATATAGACAGTTATACTCAAATGAAACAAGCTGATGAACGCAATAGTAATATCATGTTTCAATTACATCAATTAGGTGTAGAAACTTTAGATAAAGATGACAATTAAAGAAGAAGCAGCAGAATATTATAAAAAATGCATTAAGTGGTATAAAAAATTTAAGCCATTTAATTCTCGTAAAAGAAGTGCTGTGGCACAAATAGATAAAGATATCATGCATCTTCACGCAATAAGAATTGAACTTTTAAAATTAGAAAAACATGAAGTGTTATAAAGAACTTTCCGGTAAATGGAAATTAAGAGAAAGATTTTTTGGAGGTTATGATGTTCTTGTTCAAGAAATTGAGCATCCGTCCAATGTACCTGTTAAAAAATGGCGTAAAGCTAAATTTGTTGATATATTAAATTTAACTGTTTTAGAAAAATTTAAGACTGATGAAGGAATTTAAAATAGGTGATAAAGTAAAGATACTTTATGGGCACATAGCTATGATGGCTGAAACTGAATATGTAGCATTACGTTTAACTTACCCTGTAATAGAAAAGAGAACTTTGCATGCTGATAATAATCCTAGATTATATGTAGACATTATGCCAGAATTAGCAGGTAAAGAAGGAACTATAGTTGATATCTATGGAGACAGCGCTATGTTAGAAGGTATACCAGGAAAAACTGGTTGGTGGGGTTTTAACACTTTAGAAAAAGTATGAAATATTATAAAATAGCTGATATGTACGAAGAAAAAATAAGAACACTGAGGGTATTTGTAGTTGCTGAATTAGAAGGATATCAAAACAAACCTATACATTTTCAAGAGAGATCTATATTCAATACTGCTGACGAAGTAGAATTTTATATCAATGAGGAGGATAAACCTGTTGTAAATGGTAACGTAGTTGCATGGTTAGATATCTGTACTGATGATCTTATATTTTTATTAACACAATACGAAGAAGCGGATGAAGAATAGAGAATTTAAATTCAGATGTGTAGATACTAATGGAATCTTACACTACTTTACTTTAGGTCAAAATGTACCTGATGGTATTATAGAACAATTTACAGGTTGTTATGACAGAGATGGTAAGGAAATCTGGGAAGGTGATCAGCTAGATGCTGAAGATGCAGCTTATACAGAAATTGTATTTTTTGAACAAGGTTGTTTTGGAGTTAAAAGTATTATAGATAGCTTTATGCCTATGACAGATTTAAATTTATCAATGTATTTCCTAATATCTAAAGATAAAAATTTATGAAACAGTATAATAAACAATTTGAGTATGATAATATGAAATTTAATATTTCTGTTACTTTAAATCATACTGTAGAAAAATGTATTGATGGCAAAACTTATCATCAAATTGTTACTAATTGCGTAGGCCATGATCAATATTATGTTAAATCTTACCCTAACGCAAGATTAAATCTTAAAGAACTAATTGAATTAGAAGAAATTAAGGTTAAAAAGTATGTAGATGAAAAATATAAGCTTAAAGTTTCTGATGAAGAACAGGTATTAATAGATTTAGGATTTAAGTAATATGAAAAATAATTGGAAAGAAATATCTAAACCTGAAACACAGAGATTTAGAAATGATGATGGCGAAGGAGATACTCTTTTAACAATAGTTAAATTATCTAATGATTTAAACTTATTAGTTAGAGAAGACGCTTATGGTTTAGAACCTATAGTTGAATATCTTACACCTAAACAAATACAAGAAAAATATGGAATTTAAAATAGATTTTTTTGAATTAATGTTTCTTGCCGAAGCATGTATACAACCGACACCTATTGCTAGACATTCTTTTTGGTATGACTTGTGTGATGTGCACTATCATAAAATGAATGATCAACAACGCAATGAGGCTTTTAAATGGATAACAAAAAATCCACAATTTACTATGACTAATATAGACAATTTATATTTTTATTGTAGGTTTAATCCTATTAATCAATATACAATTACATCTATACAAGGAAGTGAGATTGAAGTATTTTTATTCCAAAGTGCTTATTATACTAAAAGAAATGTAAGTATTAATTCAGATTTTATAAAAAAAGTAGAAAAGCATGAAAGAATTTCTGGATAGCCGAGAAGGCCAATTAACAATTTTAGGTTTAGCTATAAGTATTTTACTATCTATAGCTATTTTTTTAACTCCTCCAAAAAAGGATAAAATTGTAAAAGAAACAATTGAAAAAGTTAGTGTGCCTAAAATACACATAAAAGTAAATGCTCCTTTACAAAAAAGAGTATTATCTTTTATTAAAGAAGTTGGTATAAAATACCCTGACGTAGTTTATGCTCAAGCACTTATAGAATCCGCTCATTTTAAAAGTAAACATTTTACAAAAAAGAATAACATTTTTGGTATGCGTAAAGCTATGCAAAGAAGTACTCTTGGTGACGGTGAAGTTGGTGAATTTGTAAGTTTTAAAAGTATAGAAGAATCTATTATAGATTATAAACTATATCAAATGACTTTTATACATAAAATTCATTCTAAACAAGAATATTTAAATAGATTATGTACAAGATATTGCAAAGACTTGGGTTACGAGCGCCTCATTTTAAGCGTGATAGATTCCCAAAATATAAAATAGTAGTAGATTATCCATCATTTCCTAATGATTATTATATTATGTATAAAACTAGCTTTTGGTCTGGTTGGAAGTATATAGCTGATGATAAAGGTTGGGTATTGATGTTTACTGAGCAAGCTGCTAAAGAGTATATAGAAACCAAATTAAAACAATAATTATGAAGTATATAGTGATTAGGCCATTATTATGGTTTTGTAAGGGCGATGAATTAGAAGTTGAACAAATAACAAAATATTTTAAAGATTCTGCTATTGAAGAACTAATTAAATACAGTTACTTAAAAGAAAAGATATGAAAAGAGACAATTATCACAGAAATTTTAATTTGGGTAAAAGGTTAATGCATACTCCAAAAGGATATTATGGTACGCCTAAAAACCCTGAATGGGACTAATATGAGACAGATAAATGTAAAAACGCCTGAAATTACTCGTAGAAGTGTAAATATTAATAGATATTTTGATGATGTAAATCAATATCCTACGTTAACTGCTTTAGAAGAGCAAGATTTAATTACAAACGATCCAGATTGGAGAGCTAAATTAGTATTGCATAATTTAAAGTTTGTTATATCAGTAGGTAATAAATATTATGCAAAAACCGATGATGATTTTCAAGACATTTTACAAGCGGGTAATGAAGGTTTAATAATTGCTTCCGAGCATTTTGACCCGTCTAAAGGCTTTAGATTTATATCTTTTGCTGTATGGTGGATAAGACAAAGAATACAACAATTTTTAGGTGAAAATGACGCGGTAACTTTACCGTTAAACAAAATTAATTTATTAAACGTTATAAGCAGTTTAAGATTTCAAGATAGAGATTTTGATACTTATTCTAATGCTGTTATATTAGAAAAAGTAGTAGAATTGACTAATTCTGAAAAATATACTGAAAGGCATATTGACGAAATGAGAAATTACAATAGGTTAGCCAAGAGTTTAAATGTTTGCTACGGCGATAATGACTCTATGGAAGCTATTGAATTTATTGTTTCTGATTCCGATACTGAATATGACAATTCTAGTGAAGTATTACAACAAGTTATAAAAAATATTTTTGGGGCTAAACCAAAATTAGATAAGTATTATTATGTGGTTGTACATTATTATGGTTTATTTGGTAATAAAGAAAAGTGTTTAGAAGAATTAGCAGGTGATTTAAATCTAACTAGAGAACGTTGTAGACAAATATTAAAATATTCAATAAGATTATTAAGGAAACATCCTAATTTAAAAGAATTATTATGCAAAGATTATATTTTGTAAACAAAGGAATTATATCTCTTATGGATCTTTCTACTATGGGAGATTCAGTAAAAAGAGATGATAGTTCAAAAATTGGTACTTATGATTCCGGCCTTAAGTACGCTATCTCTATATTATTACGCCATAATGTAGATCTTAAAATTAAAAGCGGTGATCGCAGATATTCTTTTTATACAGAAGAAGTTTTAGATATTACTGGCAAAACAAAAGAATTAGTACATATTGATTTTGAAGATCTTTCTAACAATGTTGAAGATAGAATAATAAGAACTGCTTTTGCTAAAAATCTTGGTATACATTGGGAACTATGGATGGCTATTAGAGAGATTTATAGTAATTGTTTAGATGAAGGAGGTAATATGCAGGTAACTGATGATGAACCTGCAGGTGATTTTGATACTTGCTTTAGTATAGAAATTACTCCTGAAATAGCGCAAATACTAGAAGATTGGGATTTTTATTTCAGAACAAATACTTACATATACCAAGCTAATAGAAGGTCTATATACAAAAAGAAATCTTTTCAACCCTATACTATATACAAAAATGGTATTAGAATATACTTGGAAGAGAATATTACTAATAATTTGTTTGTATACGATGACTTGATGGCTGAAATAGATGAAATGCGTGTTTTACGTCACTTAAGCAGTACTGAGTGGGATCTTTGTAATATGTTACGATCTTGTAATGATGTAGATATTATCAATACTATATTAGATAATCCTAATTCTTATGAAGCTAGTAAATTACTAGGTGAAGCTAGAGTTAACTTTTCAGAGACTTGGGTAAAACTTATTAATGAACGTTATGCTAGAGAAGGTGAGTTTACATTAGGTTCTTCTTACAAGAATTGTGTACAACGCGACCCAAGATTTAGTGTAGGTTTTAAGGCTTTACTAAGAGAATCTGCTTCTTATGGTGATAAGTATGTAACTGTAAAAGAGGTTAAAACTCCTTCTTTAACTCTTGTAGATAAAATAAGACTACATTTTGAAGAAGAGAATAAACTAAATTTTACCGATATCACTATTAAAGAGGCTATATGCGTTAACGATTCTAAATATACAGTAGCTCATCCTAGAAGTAAAACTTTATATGTACACCCTGACTTTTTTGATGTAGAAGAAGACGATCGTATAGATGAGCGTGATATAGAATTTATAGAGGAATATTATGCTTTACAATCAAAAAGACAAATATTCCATGATTTGTGGTTAATAACTAAAAGAAAATAATTATGTGGAAAAATTTTATTTATTCTTTAAAAGGATGGTTGTTTGGAATAGAATTCAGATATCAGGCTGTTAGTGGTTATATTTTAGGTAATAAATATCTTGATAAAATAAATTTATACTACGGTAAAAATAATAATTTAATTATAGAGTCAGATATTATAGATACTAAGAAAAATCTTGTGCAAATTAAATATCAAAACGGCGAAGTTTGGCAGTACAGAAATATAATAACAGGTTTTCAAACGTCTATAACTATTAGAAACTTCAATGGCCTTCTCAAAATTAAAATCAATGATGAGATCATAAGTTTTAATAATCGTAAAATATTCTTTAAGGTAAAATGAGACAAGTGGTAGAAGCTTTATCTTTACATGAAGCATTTTTATGGTTTAAAAAAGAAATAGTTCTTGAAATAGAAGAAAGCAAAAGGCCTAAGTTATATACTTCATTTGTAGATTTAGACCAACATGGTATTAAAAATACAGATGAAGATATAATGCAGGATTTAGAAGGAAAAGGGATATTGTATGGCTGCACCCAAAATCCGTCCGGCGATAATTCTAATAAAGTACTAGTTAGTATAAAGAATCACCCGAAAGAAGGTGAAAAGAAATGGGAGAGTGCGTATATAGCTGTTTATGATTACAAAACAAACTTTAAAGCTGTACCAGGAAGTGAAAAGACTATAAAAAAAGAGTGCATAGATATTGCAAGAGCTGCATCAGAAGCAGAGAAAAGAAATACATATATAGTACTTATTAAACGACCTGTAAACTTTAAGCGATTAGAAGCTGAGATTATATACAAACCTTCCCAAGACCAAAAATTAGGTAAGTATTTATTTGTGTGGTAAACTAAAATTAAAAAAAAATGACTAAAAGAGACGAAAAAGTTAAAGCAAAAATTAGTGCGTGTTTAAATGAACTACAAACTACAGTTGAATTAAAAAACAAATCTTATTATACTCAAAAATATAAGGTAAATTCTTATCATTTACAGGCTATGATAGATTTAAAATTTATACAAGTACGTGTTATATCTAACAACAAACATTTTTTACAATCTTTACTGTTATCTCCTATTGATGATGAAATTTTAAACCAGATTTTACTAAAAGGTAAAGAATTAAATCCTATATATGCGTATGTAGAAAAACTCAATGAAGATAAAGGATGTGATTTTGATATAGATAAAACTGAAGTACCTACTCAAAAGTTACCAGAGCCTATTAAATTAAATGTTTTACAAAAGATTTCAAAATGGCTACGTATATCATAGAAGTAGAAGTAGATGAAGATTCTTTACTTAATAATCATTTAGAATTACGAAATATAAAGCCTGAAGAATTTGATGGCACTATAGAAAGTATTATAGATGCTGAAATGGGTTGGGTACATGGATCAGGTATAATTGTTAATTCTGTAAAAATGAAAAAAGATGAGTGAAAAACTTAAACATTTAATAATTGGTATAGACTTTGATAATACTATTGTTGACAGTAAATACCCAGACATTCTAGGCCTTAAACCTTATGCAAAAGAAGTAATAACTAAATGGTATAAACAAGGTATATTTATCCAAATACACAGTTGCAGAAATGGTAAAGCTGAATGGGAATTAGCTACTTTTTTATTTGAAAATCAAATACCTTATCATGTTATAAATGATCATGCTCCTTTTATTAAGCAAGAATATTTTGATCCGCATCATCCAATATCTCGTAAATTATATCACGATATACTTATAGATGATACATCTTTACATTTCAAAGCTCAAACAAAAAGTATGAATTGGAAAATGATAGATGGCATGATACAAGATATTATTGAAGAAGGTTCATGGGACGTTAAACCTGATTTTAACTCTAAGTACAATTAATAATGAGAGGTACAGGAAAGAAAAAATGCGAAAGTTGTAATACAACTCTAGTAGAAGATGAGTTCGACATTTGTGAAAGATGCATGTCTAAATCTACTCCTTTTATAAATGATGTAGATGGTGAGGATGATAAAATTACAGGTGATGAACTAGGTAATGAATATTTTGATGATGATTATGACTACTGAAAAAACAAAAAAGAAACTTGCAATTATAGATGCTGATGGGCTTTTGTTTTATGCAGCTTGGGAATACCGTGATAATATGACAAAATTTGGTGCTTTAGCTGTTAAAAGCAAAGTAGATCAAATTGTTAATTCTATACTTAAAAAATCAGGCGCTGATTGCTTTATAGGATTTTACGGAGTAAAAAGCTCAGCTACATTTAGGCACGCATTTGCTACTGTTAGACCTTATAAAGGATCTAGGAAATCTGAGCCTTGGCAAGAATACTATAAACCTATTATAAAAGAACATTTTGGAGAAAAATGGGGATTTTATGGTTTATCGCGTTTAGAGGCTGATGATGCTGTTATCATTGCTTACCACCAATATAAAGATGAATATGATCTTATAATGGTAGGTGAAGATAAAGATATGCACCAAATGGGTGGTTTTACATGGTATAATCCTAAAGATAATAGCACTAGATATTTAACCCATGAAGATGGTAGAAAATTCTATTGGTGTCAACATATTGAAGGTGATACAGCAGATAATATTACTGGTATTCCAGGTGAAGGTAAAAAATCTAAATTAAAAGATCGTATTAATGAACTGTCTCCATACAATGAAGATGAAGCATTTACTATGATCAGAGATTTTTATATCAATAAACATGGAGAAGACTATCTATATTATCTAATAGAAAATCATATTTTACTGACAATGGTGTCTAAACCAAGTTTTGATTATCCAACTCAAATTAAAATTACTGATTTCAAAGAGCAAGTATTAGAAGAAAAATTACAAAAATTAAATTTATGATGGGTTATGTGTTAGTCTATAAAGACAGCGGTAAAATTGTAAGAGATAAAGACAACATTATTTTATCTTTTGACAAAGAGCCATCAACTTATAATAAAAATAAATTTAAGATAGCTAGCTTGTTGCAAGAAGAAATAAATGAAATGATTTTTAACGAAATTTTAAACGAAGATGGATTATTCAATGAAAATAACTGATTACAATGAATTTTGTGAATTAGTTGATAATATAATCGAAGGTGTAGAGAACGGAAGTATCACATCTAACCCTTTGAAAAAAGAATTTACAGACCTAGGCGACGTTGTAGTTGCTGAAACAGCTGTAGAAAGAGGTGAAATATCTAGAGAAGAGGTGGAAGAAGAACATTCTGAAATCAATAATTTAGAAAATTTACCTAAACTAGATGTTATTTTAGTGCCAAATAAGACTATAATTTTGTACAATGTTAATACCTTAAAAGTTATAAATGTGTTTAGTGATGCGGTTCAAGCTCAAAATACTAAAGGTATACATCAAACAACTTGTAGAAATAGATCTAAAGCTAAATATGTAGATCCAACTGGTATAAAGTGGATTTATTATTATGATGGCTTATTTGATGAAATTAATTTTTCTGAGGATAAAGAAGAGCCAAAGGAAGAAGAAATTGCTCCAAAAACTAAAAGTTATTTAACTAATTTGTAAACAAAATGGCATCTACTTTAAACGAATATTGGATTGTATATGACAATTCAGGTTCTATCGTTTTTACTTTGCCGTACAACGATAATCAACTTGATTATTTAGTTAAACTTTTTAAAGAGCAATGTGGTTTAACATTTAGTTTTACGTTAAATAAACGTTTTGGGGTAGAAGTAAATAATGACTACAGAGTCTATAAAACAACTTATACCAATGAACAATATAGTAAAATTAAAGTTTGTAATTTAAAATTAAAGAATAAAATGGTACAAGAAAAAGAAAAAGCATTAGCAGATGCTAAAGACGGCGGTAATTATGATACAGCTGGTAATTCTGAGCATTATCAAAAACAATTCATGGAATTGGTAAGAGAACAAGAAAGAAAATACGGTACAATTGTTGCTTATTTATTTTGTATAGGTAATGTAGACAAGTATGCTGGGCGCGCAGGTGAAAAAGCTGGTGTACCTGCAGAAAAAGACCTTATTAAAAAATCTTGGTATCAAAAAGCAGCAAGACATTTTAAACTTAAAATTGAAGCAGAGAGAAATAACACTGTAGCTCCTGACAGAAATGCTTATGTTAATATGCCTGAAGAAGTTAAAGATTTAATTTGCTGTGAACAACCATTTAATGAGCTATTTAATGTAGGTTATATTCCTTTATCTATAGCAATTGAGAAGTAATGAGCAAATTAGAATTATTAAATCTAAAACATTGCAAAACAAGCCAAGAAGTATGTAAATTAATAAAAGAAAGAGTATTACAAATACCAGTAGATGAATTAATATCAGGTTTATCCGAAAGTTTTGTTTATCATGAAGAAGCTGTTAGAACTATTTATACTGCTTTAGCTATGAATAACAATTCTATATTATACGGGCCCGGAGGTTATGCTAAATCAGAGATTGTGAAAGCTGTCTGTGAATATTTAGGCATACCTTTGATCTGTAAAATAGGATATAAAGGAATGACTCCAGAAGAATTATTCGGGGTACCCAATATGAAAAGTCTTATGAATGACAGTAAATATGAAACTGCCTTTGAAAATAGTGTATTTTGCATACCTGGAGTTTTGTGTTTAGAAGAAGGCATGGATTTAAGTCCACAAACTGCAGCATCTTTAAAAGATATTATTACTGAAAAAGGATTCCGAGAAGGGGCCAATAAGAAAGATAGCTTAATATCTTCCATTATTATTACAGGTAACAAAGACCCAGAAGATGAGAGTATAGATGAAAGTATTAAAGCCTTTTATCTAGAACGTTTCCCTTATAGATACAACATGATTTGGAAAAGTCATTTAGAATCTGATTATTTAAGATTATTTTCTGTTGTATATCCCGTTCCTGTTTATGAGGAAGAATTTAAAAAGTTATTATTAGTAGCTAAAGTATGTGAGGCATCAAATTTGCAGAATAATAGAGTGTCTCCTAGATTATCTATATATGCATCTTCTGTTGCTCTTTCACTGGGAGTTGATTTCCTAGATACAATAACTGCTTTTGATTCTACATTTTTAAAATCTTCATTGAGTCAAATTAGGAAAAATGAACAATTACAATCTGAATCTGAATTTTTAGCTAAAATTAAAAAAGAAGTAGATGATATAACTGCTTTATTAAAAGGTAATTTAAATAGTGATCAAACTTTCATTAATTATGGTATGTTAATGGCTATAAAGAAAAAATTATCCAGCCTACCTCACTCAGATAACTCTTTCACTCAGGTGCTAGATATTCTAACTTTGATAGATGATAATTTATCTTTAATAAGTTCTAAGATGTTACATACTGATAAAGTTAATAACTATATAGATAATTTATTTTATAAAGAATGAGGATATACGACCTAAGTTGTTTTTATAAATATCCGTCAAAAGAAGAAATAGAAGAATTATGTAGATCTTATGATTACAATAATTACATACCCTTTAATATTTTTATAGATTTATTAACTTTGTTGATAACTAATCAATTAAATACTGAATTAAAAATTGATTTGAATACTGTAAATGCTTCTGTAAAAGATGAATTTTTTAAGAGCTTAGATTTAAGTTTATTTAAAAAAGATACGCCGTTGCATCAAGCAATGAAATTATTGATTTATTTAAACAAATCTTATAATCTTAGAAGTTTAGAATTAGAAAGTATAGTAGAACCAGGGGATCATTTAAATTTAAGAGAAGAACTTAATGAAGAGGAAACAAAAGAATTATTAACTATCTTACCAAAAGATATTAATAATGAAGATGTAGCTAAAATATTAAACCTTAGCTTCTTTATTATAAACAATTCAGTCAATAACTCCATCAAAGACACTTATGAAAATTTAAAAAGCGTAAAAGATATTTTTAAATTAAATAAATCCAAATGGATCCGACATGATTTTATAGAAAAAGTAATTAAACGAGAACATATAGTTATAGTTGAAGAAGAGCATCAAACCTCTGAAGAAACAATTATATATTTAGAAGATAATACTTATTCTATGACAAATTCCTTAAATTTAATTGTAGCTTGTAGATATGCTCTCTTGAAGTTAAATAAAAAAGTATTATTTTATACGTTCGATTTTGGTCTAAATGAAGCAGTCTTATTAGACAGTAAAGAAAAGCTATTAAAATATTTTAGTGAGCCTATCAAATTTCGACAATCTAATTGTAATTACTACAAAGTATTTCAAAAAGTATCAAACTTACATAGTAAAGGAACAGCATTGTTAGTTACAGATGCAGAAGATTTTGTACCTGCTAATTTAAAAGCCGGTATTGTAATCAACTGCGTTACTAATGTGAACAATCCTACAATGCAAAAATTTATAAACATAAACAAAGGTAAATATATTAAAATATGACGATATGTTAAAACTAACAGTAGAACAAGAAGAAGCTGTAGATTCTATTAAGAAATTTTTAGATGATCCAGATTTAGACAATAACATTTTTACATTACAAGGTGTAGGCGGTAGCGGTAAAACTAGTACCATAATCTATGCGTTAGATCCTTATAAACAAAGAAAAGTTATTGTAGGTGGTACTATTTCACATAGTGCTAAGGTAGTATTAGATAAGGCTTTAGAGCGTGCTAAAATTAGATGTTATACAGTAGCGCAATTATTAGAGTTGACTCAAATTATAGATGAGGAAACTGGTGAAATATCTTTCAAACCAGTTAAAAAATCTATGAATAAATCACCTCTTTTAGACGCAGATATTGTACTTATTGATGAGTGTAGTATGTTGGATGAAGAGTTGCATAGTGCTATTATTAAAAAATCTAAGAAAGGCGCAAAGATAATTTATCTTGGTGATCCTAGTCAGCTACCTCCTATTGGAGATGAAAACTCTGATTCTCCTACATTTAACCATACTCGAGCTACTTTAACTAAAGCTATGAGATATAAAGGTTTAAATACTATTTTAGGAGATCGTTTAAGAGAAGAAATCCGCAAATATAATGAAGGTGAACAATGTAGCCAATATGTTATCAATGAATGGCAAACATCAGAATTAGGTAACTCTTGTCGTACATCTGAAGTAGATGAACACGGTAATGGTTATATTTTTCTTAATGATCTTGATGTGATGATGAATATTGCTGTAAAAGGTTTTTCTGAAAATAGCCACAATACTGATGATATGCGTATTATTGCGTTTAGAAACACCACTATTAAAATAATAAATGAAAAAATCAGACATTTATTATATGGTGATGATCTACAACAATTTATGGAAGGCGAATTAGTTATATGTGATGGAGGTTATAGTGCAAAAAAAGAATTCAACTCTAAACCCAGACCATGTATTTACAATAATGAGATCTTTAGGATTTCAAGCACAGTAAAAACTAATGGGCCTTATGATATACCTGCTCTTATGCCTGTATTAGATCCTCCTGTAGCATTACAGCAAGGTGAAAGAATATATATTGTAGATGAAAAGGGTAGAGAAAAATATGATAGTATTTTAAAATCTTTGCAAACTAAAGCTAGAGAAAACGGAAGTTTGTGGAGAAATTACTATTTATTTAGGGATAACTTTGCCGAATTTAATTACACATATACTCAGAGTAGCCATAAAAGTCAAGGGAGAACTTATCGAGATGTTATAGTATTAGAAAAAGATATATTAGATGTATCTAAAATAGATGTTAAGGTAAAGCTACAATCTTTATATGTTGCTTGTACACGTGCATCTAGAAGAGTATATATTTTCAATACTAAATACAAAGTTGATAATAGTGGTTTACCAGAAGATTTAAGAAACGAATTAGGTATATGACAATTAATGACTATTTATTCAATAAAGAATCATTAAAAACATTTCATGTAGTTGACGAACCCGGAACCTATTTTGTTAAAGTAAACAATAATATAAACAGTAATCATTTATATACAGAAGATGATCACCCAAGATATTTAGTTTCTTTAAAAGTAATCTATAAAGATGATATTCAAAAGTGTTTAGATTTGTTTGGTAACAATGAGCAAATACCATTTAAGTATATTAGACCTTATTTATTTACAGGTGTTATCTGGGAAAATCAAATAATATCAGAGTTGGACTTGCCAATAAAAAATGAAGAAGTTATTGCTACTTTTAATTTTTTAGAAGATGAGATGAGATGTATTTCAATGACATTAGTTCCGAGGAAGGAATTAAACATTCTACAGCTGCAAGATGTTTGCAAAAGTAGAAAATTATTAAACGATATATTAAAATTAGAAAATGATTAATTATGAAGTAAAGAAAGAAGAAATAAATAACCTTTATCAAACAATTTCGAAAGGAAGAGTTTTTCCGTTTATATCTCCTTTTAAAGTTACCATATTAGATCAGGGTTTACATAAAAAATTAAACTCTAATTATTATGGTGTGACAATGGTTAAGAATAAAAATAAAGAAGAAGATAACAAGTTATTTTGTTTTTTGATGGGTTATTATTATGTGCCAGAAAATCAATTAATTGTACCAAAAGAACATTCTTTATCAGATAAAGATGTAAGTATAATTAAAAAGTATTCAGAAAAAGGTTATTTAGTTACAAGTAAACCAAATTTAACTTTTCTAGACTTTGATAAAGCTAGCCGTGAATGGGAAGTATCAAATTATTTTTACTCAAAACATAAAGAAAATGGTTACGCTAATAACTAATAGAATTGATCAATATGATATCAATAATATAAGTAATAATGCAACATTCCATGTTAGCATTGAAGATAATTTAAAAAACTTTAATTATTGGTGGAATACTTATAGAGGCCCTATACAATTAGATACTGAGACAAATATTGTTGTAGGTGTGTATGGTTGGAAAGGTTTTTTAAAAGGTATTAACAAAGATTTTCATGAAGAATTAGATGAAAATGAACAACGTATTCCTCAAAAAAGAGAATGTTATGTAGTTCAAATAGGTGATTTAGAAGGAGAACATCAATGGTTATTTGATATACCAAATGCCAGTGTAGATATGTTAAACGCATTACATACAGTGTTCTCTTCTAAAAGAGAAAAACTTATACACAATGGTTTATTTGATTATACTACTATTAAATGGTGTTTTAATGTTGACATTGACAAGATTAGAGATACTTTTCTTATATCACAAATACTAAATACTGGTTTAGAAGTAGGAGAAGATTTACCTAAAGGTTATCATAGTTTAGTTGGTTGTGTTGAAAGATATTCAAATCAAGACTTATCCAAAGCCGAACAAACAAGTTTTAATGGTTCTCCATTAACTGTTGAGCAAATTAAATACGCTGCTATAGATGTTACAGTGTTAGGTAGTATCTATGAAAAAATGATGCTTGAAATAACTAAACTAAAACTAAATAACGCTGTTGATTTAGAGTGTGCCCTTATCAGATCTTATGGAGATGGTATGTGTGAAAACCTTTATTTAAATTCTGAAGAATGGTCTAAAACTATGCATTTTCAGCAAAGTGAAGTAGAACGTACCAAAGAGGATTTTCACAATTTATTAAAAGAACACTTACCAGATTTTATTTTAGCCGCTGGAGAACAATATGAAGGAAGTAAAAGTGATGTTGATTTAATACATTATCAAATGGTTAGTCATTTTGTACAATTGGAAAATAAATACGATTTTAAATGGTCGTCTCCAAAATTAAAAAAGACTATTATTAGAACATTATTTCCAGAAATTAGTGAACATGCTAAAGTAAAAGATTACCATGATTATATTAAGATAAGGCTACAAGATGAAACTTTTGAAAGATTTGATGAATTAAATGTATTAAAAAATATTTTATCTAAAAATTTTGAATCAGTAGAATCTTATTTTATTGCTAATTATAAAGATCTTTTACAAGAATTAGAAGTATTTACGCCTGCAGGTACAGTTTTAATTAATTTAAATTCACCTATACAAAAATTACATTTGTTTATGTGTATTAAGCCAGATATAGAAAGTACCAACAAAGAAGTTATTTCCAAAATTGACCATCCTTTGGCTTATAAATTGAAAGAATATAACAAAGCATCAAAGATGGCAACTTCTTATGGCCAAAATTTCTTAAATGCTATTAATCCAGACGGTATGTTTAGAATATCTGGTTTTAAACAAATTCTTAACACAGGTCGTAGTAGTATGGATAAATTACAATTATTACCAGGACAAGCAGTGTATAGAAATCCTTTTAAACCCAATAATCCTGAAACAGGAACTAGAGATGATGGACATGAATGGTTAGTAGTGGGAGCGGATTATGCTTCTCAAGAAGCTGTTGTAGCTGCCACATTTTGTAATGAAACATCTTTAATGGATGCAATTGCTGAAGGTTGTGATTTTCATAGTACTTGTGCTTCATTAATGTTCCCTGATGAATGGAAAAAACTAGGTGGAGAGCCTAAACCTAAAGGTAAACCGGAAGATAAGACTTTACAGAAACTTAGAAACAGTTCTAAGACAACAAGTTTTGGTTTATTTTACGGTAAATCTGCTGTAGGTTTAGGTGAAAGTTTAAATATTCCTGCTACAACAAAAGATTTAATTGATAAATACCCGGAAGAAGTAGAAGTTTATTTAGAACAAAATCATGAAGGTTATGATCTTTATTGTAGGACATATTATAAAGGTAGAGCATCTAATACGTCTATGCATGACTTTTTAAAGCAAGAGCATAAGCAAAAAAGATTTTTATCTGATATTACTACTGCAGATGATCTTATTGACAGGTTTTATGGTACTTTTCCAAATATTTATTCTTATTTAACGCAATGTGCGGAACAAGCAGTACAAGATAGGTATATTAAAACTCCAGATCCAATTAAAAGAATAAGATTCTTTAGTAAGCCAAGAGATAATTCAGAAGCAAACTCTATAAAAAGAGCGGCTCAAAATTTCCCTATACAAGGTTCTAGTGCCAATATGACAAAGTATGCTATATGTTTAATTAAAAAATATATAGAGGACAATGAATTAAGCAATAAACTAAAATTTGCATTACCTCTTCATGATGAAATCAGATACTTATGTAGAAAAGATTTTGCTGAAGAAGGTTTAAAGATTGTAGTGGATAAAATGGAAGATGCCGCAAAGTTTATTTTAGGAAATGAATTATTGAAAGCTGAAGGGGAAATAACAAACGTATGGGAGAAATAATATGGAATATGCAGTCACTAAAATAATTAAATTATCAAAGTCTATTGATATAAATTATGCACAATCTTTATATTTGCTTAATTTAAAATTTGGTTTAAATGAAAATGTATTAATAGCAAATGTTGATTTATTAAAGTTAATAGAATTAGACTTAGTAAATAATAATCAATTGACTACTATTGGCCATAACTTACTAGACATTATTTTAAGTGACAAAGAAGAACAAGAAGTTATACATAATAACTTGTACCCTAAATTGTCTTTAGCTTCTGGTGACATTGTTAAAGATCTTGCTAAAACATTCTTAAAAAATCTTGATGATAAAGAGTATAAAAGATTAAGTGTTTATACAAAAAATCCTATACAAATACCATTTTTATTTATATTTCTAGAGTTATTTCCTACAGCAGACAAATCCAAAAATAAAATTTGGAATGAACATTTTGAAACTGATTGGGATAATATAACGTTAAGGAGGATAAGTGCTGGGTCTATTAAAAAGTTCCAAAAAATATGGAAATCAAAAGATATAGGTTTATTTTTATTAGGTACTTATATCTTTATAACTTCATCTAGAAACGAGAATAATAACAAGTTCTTTATTAAATCTTTAGAAAATTATTTTAAAGAATATGATTATTGGTATAATGTAGCTGCAGATAAACTTAATGATTATTCGCCTAAAAATACTATATCTTTACCAAAAGAATCAAGACACAAAACAAATACAAATGTACTATGAGTTTATTTAAAGAATGTGTTGTTAAGCCCCTTAACATTAATAAAAATAAAGGGTTTTCAGGTATACCAATACCTTTGGCTAAACTAAGCAAAGTTACAAACTTTATAGAACCCCAGAAAAATATCATTATTGGCGGTAGGCCAAATTCAGGTAAATCTAGTTTTATCGATTATAACTACTTTATCAATGTATTTAAATGGTGGACTAGTTTACCAGAAGAAGAAAGACCTAAATTAAAATTTTTGTACTTTAATATGCGTCGTAATGTTAGAGTTAAATTACAAAAATGGCTTTGTCTTTATTTAAAATTAGAATATAACGTACTAATTGATATACCAACATTGAACAATGGTATAGGTAAATTATATGATTTAGATGAAGAAACAGAAGCTCAAGTATTGTCTGCATGTGAATTTTTTAATGACTTAGAAGATAACCATCTTTTATTGTATAATGGTAGAAGAACTCCCAGTGATATATATGATACTGTTGAGGGTTATATGAAAACTATTGGTCATGAAAATGAATACGATCATACTTTTAAACTAGATGATAAACACGCAGGTCAATATACTTTTGTAATTATTGACAATGTTGAGTATTTAATGACTGAGCATGATGGATTTGGTTTATTAACCCCTGATTTATTAAAGTCAAAATTTTGTGAGTATTTAGATTTACTTAAAAATAAATATAACTTAATAAACGTTGTTAATGTACCTACTAGAAACACTTATACACGTAGTTATAAGGACAGTGAACCAACTTACAAAGATTTAGGCGTATTTAATAATATTGCAGATTTAGGCATTGTTTTATACAATCCTTTTAATGAAAATAATCTTAAATATAATGGATATCCAGTAGAATCTTTGTTTATTAATGGTAAGAATAGATTTAGAACTTTAACTGTAGTGTCAAATCAAGAAGGTTTAGAAAATCAAACTTTAGGTTTATTTTTTGTAGGTGAGTGCGGATATTTTGCGGAAGCCCCTCATCCAACTGAAAAAGATAAATTTGAAGAAAAATTAGAAATTCTGAGACAACTACATTAAAAGATACAAAATTTTTTATTACCTTTGTAATCATAAATAAGAATAATATGAATAATGAAAGTAAAGAGTTATCCACAGTGGATAATTCAATGATCGCGAATTTTAAGACGCGGGAAGAGTATGCTATTCTATTAGAATCCGGAGCAATACCTTCATCTTTTGACACACCAGAAAAATTAATGACTGTTGTACAAATGGGTAAAGAATTAGGTTTACCTCCATTAGTATCTATTAATAATATCAATATTATTAAAGGTAGAACAGTAATTTCTTCAACAATGTTAGGTGCTTTATTAAAAGCTCGAGATATTGAATGGAATTGGTCTAAAGATTGGGTAACTGAGTCTGTAGTCGGTTCAGATGATGAGCGAATAATCACTGAAATAGAATTTGAGTATATATCTAGGGTCACTAAAAGGCCTAAAACTGTTAAATTCAATGTGTCTTGGACTCAGATGGAAGTAGCAGGATATACTACAAAAGAAAACTGGAAAAAGTATCCTAAAGAAATGATGCGTGCTAGATGTATGGCATACGGGGTAAGAGCTTACTTTCCAGAAATCCTTATGGGTCTTTATACAGATACCGAAATTGTTGATGCCTTATCAGAAAATGTAAAAGTAACTCTTACAGAAGATGGAGATGTTTCTATTATACAAGATGCAGAAGAAGTTCAAGAAGATTAAAATTTTAAATAATAATTTATAAATAAAAAACAAAATGAAAGTTAGTTTATTAAATGACTTGTTAAGTCAATCTAAAAAATCAGAGATTGGTTTTGGTGTACACGAAAATTGTGTTATTCTTAGTGTTGCTAATGATGTGCGTAAAAATAAAGACAATGAAGTAATTAAAAGAAATTGCTTTACAGTGTTTGGTAAGAAAAATGAGGCTGGAGAAATTGTTGCTGAAAGAGAAGTTTCTTGGTTTAACATTGATTCTAGCACAGATTATGCTTATGATAATTTTTTCAACCAATTAGATCAAATGACGGCTATTGTTGATGCATTATATGTAGTTAGCGACGAAGAAAAAGATGTATGGGATTTAGCTTTTGAGGCTATCTTAAAAGAAAATGATATTGAATTTACTAAAGAATCTTTAGAAAAAGCTATTAAAACTAAAAAAGTTTGTGTAGAAATTATGAAAGCTTTAGGCGATACTTATGTGGAACTACTTAAACCATTGGTAGGTAAAACTTCCCAACAAGTTCGTTTTAAAGTTGTTTTTGATTCTAATGGTAAATACTTACAACAACCAAAATATAATGGTTTTGTAGAAAGTATGGAGATTTCTTTAGAAGATTCTCGTTTGAAAATCCTAGACAGTGACCAAGCTAATAAGGCAAAAAATGGAGCTCCTGCAGTAAGTAATGCAAAACCTGCAGCTAAAAACTTAACACTTTAATGGAAGAGGCGATAAAAACAGTAAAAATTCACAATTGGAAATGGACTAAAGGTAAGATTGAAAAGTTTTTAAAGCTACATTTAAAACTAGTTCAAGATAAATACCCAGAAGGTTTACCTAACAGTACTTATTTTGTAGTTCCAGGCTTTGAGCATGTTACAAAGAACCAACCAGTTGTGAAGTTTAGCCCAGCAGAAGGAATATGGGTTATTTCAACATTAACTTTATTTGAAAATAATATTAAAAACTAAAATTTATGGCTTTTTTAAGAAAACTATTAGCAGAAAAACCTGTAAGAGCAGGATTAAAATTCGGTATCAATGACAACGTAAGATTGATTTCTATTACCAACGAAGAACGTATCAGAGAAGGTGAAGTTGTACCTAAAAATACATACATGACTTTCCAACAATTTGACGCTAAAGGTGTAGTTGTTGCAGTGTCTGAATTTTCTTACTTCAACTTCAACCCAGAATTATCAGATGATTTGATATTCAATAACTTTATTGAGCAAATTTCTCAGTTAACTTCTTTAGCAAAATTGTTTAATCCAGATGCAGTAATTGATCCTACAGATGGTTACGAATCTATGGATGAAATCAAGAAAGATTTAAAAAGTAGAAAAGGTTGTAAATTCTTTAATGATGTAATTTACGAACAATTTGAAAAAGCAGTTAAAGGTACACTTGGTATCGAAAGCCCATTATTGAGATTAAAGGTTGTATCTGACTCTAAATTGGGTAAATATTTACAATTACCTAAATATGCTACTTATGCTGAATTAATGGAAAATCCATGTAATTTAGTAATGACTCCTACTGAGATTAAAAACAGAGCAAAATCCATGGAAGAACCTGTTGCTACAGCAGATACTAAAGGAGACGCTCCAGATGCAGCGCCAATTAAAAAATTATCATTATAATATAAATGCCATTCTTAAGAGAACTTTTAAAAAATAAAAGTAATCTTACAGATAAGTTGTTTCAATACACTGATGATTATGAAATCTATTCTACTTTAATAGGTCGTGATATCGAAATAGGAGAGGTAATGTCTTCTCCTATTCGGCCTTACGATGAACACCCTTCATTTGCAATATATATTCCTACTAGATTAAAATCATTTGGCTATAAGCTAAGAGCCGAAGAAATTTGGTTTAAAGATTTAGCTGATGGTCGATCTGGGAATATATTTAAATTTGTTAAATGTTTTGCTTTTTTCCATTATAGTGTTGAACTTGAATCACAATATGAAGTCATAAAATTTATTGATGAGCACCTAGAATTAGGTTTGTTTAAAAACAATGTTAAGACTCATAGAGAACGTAAAGTTTATAACTATGAAATAAAAGTAAAAGATTTATATTATCAATCTAGACCATTTACTAGGAGAGATTTATTATATTGGGAAAAATTACATCAAACTAAATCTGATCTAGAATTTTGGAAAATAAAATCTATACAATACTTATTAAAGGACGACAATTCTATACGTAAAGAATTTAAGAAAACTGAATTAGCATTTGTATATAGATTTTGGGATAAAGAAAAACTGTATCAACCAGAGGCCCCTAAAAGTTTTAAATTTAGGAATACTTGCCCAGGTAATGATTATCAATACTATCAAGGATTTCAACAATTACGCGGTAAAAAAGAAGGTGTAAGCAAATTAATTATTACAAAATCTTACAAAGATGTAATGGTTTTTTATAAGCTGTTCAATACTTATTTAGATACTAAAGTGGATATTGTTGCTCCACATGCTGAAAGTATTAATTTATCACCTGAGTTTGTAGAGTTAATCAAAGCTAATTATGATGATATAACTTGTGTATCAGATTTTGATTTAGCAGGAGTTAGATTTGCAAATCAGTGTAAGAAGCTTGGATTTAATATTAAATTTGTTGATACCAATCGTATATTAGTAAATAATAAAATGAAAGTTATTGATAAAGATATGTCAGATTACTTGACTAACAACGGGCTAGATGAGAGTTTAAATTTAATTAAAAACTGGTATATATGCAAACCAACGGAAACGAAGAAGAAGAGTTCCTTTTTAGAGATAGCCCGAAATTCTTAGATTTTCTAGATTCTTTATCTAGATTATATAGTTTGTCTGAAGATAGGTTCATAGAAGTGTATAAAAGACTACCTTATCCAATCATAAAGTTTTTAAGAGATAGTAGATATTTCTTAGAATTAGATGAAGAAAATGTAGATTACGCGCGGGAAATACACACAAATTATTTGTGTTTAGTGTACAAACAAAATAAATTAAAATATATAAATAATACTAAAGAGTTTACATTAAGAAACTTTAATGATTTACAAGAATTTTTAGACTTTTTAAATAAAATGCTGTATTTATACAAGATTTCTCCAGGTCACTTTATGAAATATTTTCCAATGTGCCCAAAGCCTTATTGGGATAAAATAGATGATTTACGAGAAACTAGTTTTAAAATACCAAGGGATTCCCTAGATTATATAGAAGCATTAAAAAAATGTAAACAAGTTTCTTTTTTGTATTCCAACTATATGGATTATTTATCAATAAATAAAAACGGTGAAGAATGTTAGATAATAATAAATATCAAGATTTAATTTACTATAATGAAGATGCATTATTAAAATTAAAATCAGGTATAGATAAAATAGTAAACGCAGTAAAAGTTACTTTAGGCCCTTACGGTAGAAATGTCATATTTGATATGGAAGGTGGCCCAGTTATAACTAAAGATGGCGTATCAGTTTCTAACTATATTAGGTTAATAGATCCTATTGAAAACATGGCAGCAGAAATCTTAAAACAAGTTTCAAGAAAAACTGTAGACGATGTTGGCGATGGAACTACTACTTCTATGGTTCTTACACAAGCAATAATCAATAATACTGATGTCAAAAGTGTTTCTAATATAAATCAATATAAGAAATATTTAGAAACTTTAAGAGATGCAATAATTGAATTTTTAGAAGATAATAAGACTACTTTAGAACTTAAAAACGAAGAGCTAATAAAAAATATTTTGTTTACTTCTAGTAATCAAGATCAAGAAGTAGTAGATAAATTATTCGAATCTTTTAAATTAATTGGTTTAGATGGTTTAATTAGAATTAATAAATCCAAACAAAATGCAACAAGTGTAGTTTATGATTCCGGTTATAGATTAAATAGAGGCTTGATTAGTTCATATTTTGTCAATTCTCCAGAAGACAACACTACCTTATTAAGTAATTGTTTATTATTAATAGTAAATGAAAGGCTAGAACAATTTAAATTGGTTAAACCTTTACTAGAAAGCGCTTTAAATTCTAAACAGGCTCTAGTAATTGTAGCTAAAGATTTCAGCGAAGAATTTTTAAGTGTGTGTGCAAAGAATATGTCTTTGGGTACCGTTATAATTCCTATATTTGCTGAAGGCTATAATGATGACCTTATTAAAAATTTAGAAGATTTAGCCTTATATTGTGATGGCGAAGTTCTTACAACTGGCCAGCTCAAGGAAGGTACTGGTAGAGTAGGTGCAATTGACGAAATAAAGATTAGTCAAAATTATACTACTATTAAATCAACAGTTAATAAAGATAAAGTAGTTTTAAAGGTAAAACAATTGAAAAATTTACTAACTAAAACTGATAATGAAATATCAAAAAGTAAAATCAAAGATCGTATTTCTAGATTGACTTCAGGTTTAGCTACTATTAATGTAGGTGGTTACACTGAAGCTGAGATTAAAGAGAAGTTTGATCGTTATGAAGATGCTTTAGGTTCTATGCAAGCAGCTATTAAGCATGGTGTATTGCCAGGGGGTGGAACAGCCTTATACAAAGCTAGTATGTTTATACTAAGTAAAGAATCTTTGAATGAAGATTATATACACGCAGTAGAATGCTTATCTAAAAGTTTAATGTCTCCTTATAGTACTATACTTAAAAATGCTGATATTCCTAATCATAAACTAAAAACTACTGAGTTTAATGTAGGTTATGATTTGATGTCTTTAACAGAACAAGATATGATTGTATCAGGTGTAGTAGATCCTTTCTTAGTGACAACTAGTGCTTTAAGAAATGCAGTATCAATTGCAACTATGATTATTACAACAGGCTGTATAGCCAAAAATACAGAAACAATACTATTATGACAGTAGAAGATTTATATAAAATTACAAAAGGAGTAACATCTCAATATATCTTCCCTAAAGAAGATGAAGTTGAAATTTTTAAACAATTTAAAAAAGATGGTTATGTTAACTTTGTAAAAAATTCTTCTAATAAGCCTATGTACGTCATCACTCTTAAAACAGTGGTGGCGGTAGAAGGTGAATTAGATGCAAAAGATTTAAGAGCTAAACAATTAGAAAACCTAGAAAAAGAAATCGCTGAGGATCAACCAGCAGAACCAACAAATAAACTTGAATTATGAAAAGATTGTATACTATAGACAGCGCAGATCGCGTAAGAGTTTGGGACATAGAAGTTGTGACGCTTGGCCAAGTACCTGGTATTCAATACCGTGATGGTCTTGAAAATGGTAAAATAAAAGATTGGACTTTTAAAGGTGCTGTAGCAATGAATGTGGGTAAAGCTAATGCTACTACTCCTGATCAACAAGCTGCAGTTATGTTTAATAACGAAATTGGTATTAAACTACGTAATAATTATTTTGAAACTATTGAGGAAGCTCGTAGTAACAAATTATTTTTACCTATGTTGGCTGAAAAGTATGAAAAAAGAGCTGCTAAGTTAACTTATCCTTTATATGTACAACCTAAATATGATGGGTCCCGTGCTAATGTTTATTATTCTCAAAAAGAAGATAGAGTAATTATGATGTCGCGTACAGGCAAAGAAGTAGTATCTTGTCCTCACATTGTAAAAGCATTAACGGAATATTGTACAAATAACCCTACACATATCATAGATGGTGAAATTTATAATCACCAATTAAAAGATGATTTTGAAAAATTAATGTCTTTATCTCGTAAAACTAAGCCTACTACTAAAGAATTAGAAGAATCAGCTAATATGTTAAAATTGTATGTATATGATATATATGATAAAGCACAACCTGAGTTAATCTTTATTGAGCGTAATAAAATTATTGAGGGTAAACTAACATTTTCAATTCCATGTATAGAAATTTCTGATACTACAATTATAAATAATCTTGTTCAATTAGAACATATGGAAGAAACTTACCTGTCAGACGGTTATGAAGGGATTATGGTGAGAGTTCCTGATGCCCCTTATAAAGTAGATGGCAGATCTGCTGATTTGTTGAAAAAGAAAATCTTTACAGATGAAGAATTTGAAATTGTAGATATTCTTGAAGGTGATAGTACTTGGAAAGGTTGTGCTAAAACAGTTATGATTAAATTAGCTGATGGTAAAGTGCAAGGTGCTGGATTGAAAGGTACATTTGAAGTTAATGCTGAAAGGCTAAAAAACAAAAAACAATTAATAGGAAAATTAGCAACAGTGTGTTACTTTGGTAGAACTAATGATGGTTTATTACGTTTTCCAGTTGTAAAAGATATCAATCGTCATGACAATGTAAAGGATAAATAATATGGCAGAGTTAAAGGTAAAAGATAGAACAAAAGTAGGGTTTGAAATTACCCGAAACAAAAGAAAAAGAACTATAATTGAAGCTCCTCAACCTAAAAAAGCGCATGATTTAAATTATTATGCAGAATTTATAATAGATGTTTGGCCATATTTTTATGTAAACCCGCAAAGACAAGGTATTATAGGCACTATTAAAAATGATAGGGGATTAAATAAATATCCTTGTAATTGGTTACGTGTAGCTTTCACTAGTATATTTTGTTATAAAGCTAAAAATGGTTATTTATTAAAAGATATATTCAAAAATATTTCTACGGTTTCTGGCGTGACAATTTTTGCTCTACTTCTTCAAGAACATAGACAAAATTTAATACTTCAAGCTGAATTAAAAAGAGAAAGAGAAAAATATATAAAATTAAATAATTAAACAATATGACTAGAGAAGAAGCTTTAGCAGATGCGCAAGATGCAGAAGGTACACATGTAAGGGTTGGTGACAATGTAATTTACGGTGGTACTGGTATGAGCCCTACGCTAACTAGAAAAACTATAATAGATATACAACCAAGCCCAAAATATGAGTATGAGATATTATATATAATGGATGGTAGATGCAGAACTACTAGAGACTGGACGTTTATTAAAATATAACTATGGAAAAAATACATTATAGTTTAGGCTATGTTTTTACAGAAGATTTATCCAAGGTATTTTTACTACATATAGATAAACCAGGTAAATTAGGTCATGGGTTAATAAATGGTGTAGGCGGAAAAGTAGATCCTACAGAAATGCCATTAGAATCTATGATAAGAGAATTTCATGAAGAGACTGGTCAAGTAGTTGCACATTGGAATAAATTAGGTGTTTATACAGGTAAGGACTATATTGTTCATACTTACGTATCTATGGTAAAAGAAGCCTATTTGAGTGAATACTCTGGGTCCGAAGGAATAGTTAGGTGGTATGACCTTGTAGAAATGTATTATAAAAATAACCTTTCTTCCAACGTAGAAACAAGTGTGCAATTCGCACTAGTAAAATTTAAAGGAAAACCTGAAGTGGAGTTCCAAATTGATAACTTTTTAAGATAAAATAAAATGACACAAGAACAAAACCCAACAACAACAGCACCAATATTTGAATCATTTTTTGTACCTTTTACAGAAAATATGCAATTAGCTGATAAAATTAAAATGGCTACTGAAATTAGAACTAATATTGAGAAAGCTAGAAAAAAACCAGAAAGTAAATTTGGGTCTGGCACTATAACTCGCATAGACAAGTTCTTTAATAATCCTACAAGTGATGAATTTAAAGGTTTTTACGTGCCTTTAGCATGTGTTAAATTTTTAACAGATGGCACTAAAATTTATCCTATTACGTCAAAAATATTAACTAACTTAAAAGAAACAAAAAATGGAGCTGAATCAACTGCTGAATAAATTAAGTTCTATAGCTAGAGTTAACGGTAAAAAAATTATATTTTCTCGTGAGTTAACTGTAAAAGCAGATTTTGCAGAATTAGTTATTAAATCTAATGAAAATATAATTGCTCAAGTATCTTTTACTAATTATGATTCTAGTAAAGTAGTTGAAAATTTAGAATATGCTTGTGTGGATTTAATTTTTAATTTTATGTTAAATAATTCTTACGTAGCTTTTGGAGCAGACAATGACTAAAAAAGAAATGAGAGCTACTATAGTTAGTATAGTAGCCTCTTTTTGCGAAGTTAATAATCTTAAATACAAAGATGTATGGCGCTCTATATATTTTCATTATGAAAGGGTCTATCATATACCTGTAGCAACTTGGTATAAAATGGGCCAGCATAAAGACAAATTTTCGTTTTTAGAAGCATATGAAGAATTATATGGAACACTTACAAAAATGTATAAATTAGTAAAAGATTTAAAATGAAAGAAGAATTAGAACTATTATTTGAAAAATATAAAGATATAAATTATGAAATTTATCTTACTTTAGATTTTATAGATGAAGAGGATGGAATTGAATGTAATGGCGCAACTCTTAGATTTTGCAAAATGCCTTTTTTAGGTTTTCATGGTGGCGATGATCGTATTTATTTAAATTATTATGCAGGAGAATATGATGAAGAAGATTCAGATAGATTTGAAGAAAATAACGATGAGCTTGCAAAAATATTTGAAAAAGAAGTAAATATCATTAGAGAATATAATAAGAAAGTAAAGATAAATTATGCTATTAGTGATGGTTATTAAAACAATTTAAAATGAAAGAAGAATTAGAAAAATTAAAAGAAAATTTAGAAAAGTCAGATAAACAATACGATTCTTGGATAGATGATTTGAAAAGAAAAATTGCCGGTGATTTACAATGTAATGAAGATGAGCTTATAGAAGTTTGTGATTATAGTTGTATAGCTGAAGGTATGTGCTTTAGTCCAGCCCCAGATGAAAGAAATGATAAAATTATTTTTGAAGCTGCAATTTTTGATGTTATTACTAAACAACACTATGAAGCATCTCGTTATGACACTGATTACTTTAATCGATTAATAAGAAAAGATTTTGATGAATACACCGTAAAACTCGACAGTCTTTGGGGACCAGCTTATTTAGTATTAGAATCTTATCCTTGGTTGATTATGAAAGCGCCCTATAACTTTGATGAGTATTATTATGAAAAGTAAATATAAAGTTTTACCTGATGGGTTTGTATTTAAAATAATTTCATACAGGCTTGCTGCTTACTATCTTATGGGTGGCCAAAAATCTATTTACGTTTTATACCCAGATGAT